ATAGAAATCGATCTGCCCGCCTTCATAGGGCTGGCGACCCATCATCCACCAGCGAGCCTTGCGATAGGGGATCAGCTTGTCGCCAGAGAGCTCCCTATTCACCTCACTGGGAGATTTAGTGACATCACCCCAACCAGCAAAGGTGCCAGCGAGAGCACCCGCCATTGCGCCGGACTTACCTCCGCCGATCATCCCTCGAGCGATCGGGAGCAGGAATCGAGCACCATGTGAGAGGGGGCTCTCAACAGAGCCGGGCAGGAGGTCCTCGGCGTACCGAGCAGCTCCTGTCATGCCTGTTATCTCACGGACATGCTGGAGCCCTGTCCTGAGCCCCGCATACGCGTCCAGCGAGGTTTTCCACGGGCTTATGCCTGTGTACTCCTCAGCCAGGTAATCACCGTAAGCAGCTGCCTCAGCCCCTATGCGAGCCCCTGCATAGACTCCGTAAATCTTACCGATGTTGCCGAGGCCACCCCACTTACCAGCAGTCGGCCTGAAGCCGGCTCCCATGGTGAACGACATCAGGTCGTTCAGGCGAATGGTCTGGAAGTGTGCTGAGAGACCGAGCGCTTCGTCGACACCGGTATAGGTGACGTGGTTGGGAACCCGGCGATAGGGATGGAGACTACCCAGCCCGGCTGTCGGGGTCCCAGGACGAGCGTTGGTGTGGTACCTCCGCCCAAGCTGAGCGAAGTACCTCTTCTGGGGAACAGCGATGTCCTTGGGGCGGATCGTTCCGCTCTTCATGAACTCCTGGACACCGCGGGGCTTCAGGATGACTCCATGAGCCTCTTTACCGAACAGGGCCTCGAGCTCACCCCACTCGGAGGCACCCATGAGCTTGGCTACCTGGTCCCTGACGGGTCCCGCTTGGGACCCTTGAGCCATAACCGGCTCGCCTTGATGGCGGCCGGTAGCCCAATCGCTCAGCTGTTCAACGAGAGTCCTGCGCTGCTGACCCCGCTTGATGTACCCGAACCCAGGTGTGGCTCCCTCCCGGAAGGGGATATAGGCACCACCACCCTTGAGAGTTTCCTTCCGCTTGATCGGATCAATCAAGAACTGTTGAAGAGCATGCTCACGCGTCTTGAACGCTGAACCAATACCGAGTTTGTCCTGGAGAGACTCGTAAAGACCTCGAGCCCCTCCAGCTCCAGTACTGGCCTCGACACCTTGGAGCATGTGCTCCCCGATACGAGCTTCGAAGGACTGGGCTAGAAGCTGACCACCGTCCTCAGTACCGAAGAACTTGTAGCTCCTGCTGGTGGGAACCTGAGTGAACCGGCCTCTACCACCGGGCATCTCGCTGAAGATCTTTCCAGCGATACCGAAGTGCCGTCCGCTACTGGCCAGCTTATGACCAGGACCGATCGGGAGACCAGCTCCCAGCTCGGCGAAGAACTTACCCTCGGTGAAGGGTCGAACCAGGTTAGCTATGAAGTCTGCAGGACGAAACCCGATGATCGGGATCTGGACAGAACGGCCGATCCTCCAGGCCTTGTTCGCGAGACCCTTCGGGTTAGCCCAGCGAGAGTCAACGATCTGGCCGAACTCATCCTTATAGAGACCAGTCAGGCGGCTGCGGTCGAGGACCATGTGGTCCTGAACAAGACCTCGACTCCGAGCCTCACTTAGGACCTTGAATTGGCGTTCACCAATCTGCTTCGACAGATTGGAAGTATCGAATACATCTCCGACCGTGGCATACCGGAGACGACCTAGGGACTCATGGGTCCTGGTGTACCGCTTCGCGATATGGTGTGTAGCGATCTCTCCAGCTGAGAGGATGCCGTGCTTCGACCCATGGACTCCTGAAGGGAACTTCCCGTACGGGCCAAGGGTGTTCTCGAACCCGATGACATGCTCGAGCTCATCGATCAGCTCGAGGTTCTTGTACTTCGTCTTGGTTACGTTAGCGAAAGCACGAGACAGGCCCTCGTGTTCAGGGAACGTACCGAGCAGGTCTCCAACGAACTGCTTAGCCGGCGCCTGGAAGGGAGAGACAGACTTCCGTCCGACCTGCCCCATGTAGTGGAGAGCAGAGCGGATGCTGTCTCGAGGAAGGATGCGGCCGCCTAGATAGGCACCGCTGGCAAGCAGCCCGACCTGAGCCAGGGTCCGATAGAAGTTCCCCTTGGAGTGGAGATCCTGGTAGGCCTTGAGGGCTTCCCGGGTATCACGGTCACCGGGGTCCCTTGTGGAGTAGGTCCGCTGACCGTAGTACGACTCCCGAAACCAGTCCGTATTTCGGTCGTACGGGTCACGACGAGCCATCTAGCTATCCCCCGGGTGTGTTGAACTCTCGGATCATCTTGTTGAGCGCGCTCGGATCACTGAAGTTTACAGCGCTCCGGTCACTCAAGATCTCTTCCTTCGAGCGTTCTCCCATAGCCATGGCTGCAGCACGGGGGTCGACACGAGCACCGGCGGGAACCGGGATGTCTCGACTGACCCCTCCGCGGCTCTGCTGCTTGCCACCGTTCTCCTTCACCCACGCCTCGTTGTCGAGGTAGTACTGGAAGGGGAAAGGTGTGCCCTTGGCGAACTCCGCGATACGCAGGTGTTTCGCCAGCTCAGGGGCGGTCATCTCATAGACCTCCTCTGGCTTGAAGTTCAGGACAGAACAGATGAAAGCCGTGACTCCGCCATGGAAGGTCTCGAGGTACTCCCCGGCCTCTTCCATAATGGGAACCAGATCTTCATCACCCCACCCTGAACTCGAGCAGATGCTCTCGTAGGCACAGTGGGCCGCTCCCGCGGACCACTGATCCAGCTCATCAGGAGCAGGATGGAGTAGGGCGAGCCGGAGAGTACCCTCCGTGTGGAGGATCTCATCCGGCTCACCATCCAACATGTCGGCCTCTCGCTTCGTGAGTCCGCGGTAGATGATGAACTTCTCTCCATCATCATCCTGGATAGTGGTGAAGAAGACCCGCTTATAGGTCTCCTTCCACTCCCGCACCTTCAGCTGAAGGTCCACAGACATCCCGAGGAGAGGGCTGATCACAGCGAGATCGGCTCCGAAGTCTGTTCGAAGTTCGAACGTGCCATGACACCGTCATGCAGGAGCTTCGGGACACCAGCCTCGCCCTCGTTGATCGAGCCGGCAGACAGGCGAGGGTAGACCGAACCGATCACAGAGACCTTCTCTTCGAGCCAGGCCTGACTCTCAGCGTTCAGCACCGCCGGATTCAGTTGCTGACCGGCTTTGGCGGCAGCCTCAGCCTTCTTAGAGATGCGGTCAGTGGCTTCCTTCACGATTGCCTTGAACTCGTGACGACCGAGGGACCGGTAGACATACCAGTCACCGTTGGCCTCGATGAGACCGATGCGCCGGGGCTTCACGGCATCAAGAATCGCCGGGAGTTTCATGACGATGTCCTCGGGAACACCGGCCATGCGGAGCTCACCAACAGTGAACTTCGTGCCGGCCAAAGGGGTGTCGTCGGTCAGGACGGGAGCTACCGGGGCAGCTTCAGCAGCCTCCGGCGTAGCGAGCATTTCTTCGGGCATGGTTCCTCCATCAACTCAGATAATCACTCACCGTCTTCAACGGGACGGATGAGCTGAATGCTTTCGGAGTTCTACCATACTCCTTGACCGTCCCCTCATGGGGATCCACAACCCATTGGTCGAGGCGACGAGCGATGAAAGGGTAGGACTCGAAGATGGCAGCACCTGAGACAGACCCTCGGGCGCCATGGGCGCTCGAGGTGATGTGCTTAGACATGCCTGTGATGTAGCAGTCCTTCAGGATGTCCACCTTCATGGGTCCACTGGCATCACCGTACGCAACCTGGATCTCGAAATTCCCCCCTCGAGAGGGAGCTAAGACAGGGTTCTCGATCGGTCCCTCAGGAATGTGGTCCCCGACAGCAGCACGAGCCAGCTTAGAGACCTCCTGAAAGTTCCCATTACTGAGGGATAGAGCGAGGATCTGCAGACGAGCATTGGGATCATCGGTAGCCCGAAGAGCCTGAAGGGTGACCTTCAGCTGATCCCTGTTCATCTTTTGATAAGGGATCAGGTGAGGGGAGCTCGCTCTCTCTGCAATGTTCGACTCCGGGACTCCAAACCGGTTTCCGACCTTATTGATAATCCGATCAATAGTGCCGGCCGTGGCTTTGGTCCGGTGGTAGTTCTTGATGGCTTCAGCTAGATAACCCGGGTACCTGAAGTTGATCATCAGGGTTCCGGTTACCAGGATCTTGCCGTCGGCAACCTGGGAGAACTCCGACTGGTTGTAGCTGTACAGGGGAACTCGAGGATGCTGAACCTCGAAGTGGACACCATAAGCATCATCGATGTGATACCCGCCAATGAAGACCGTGGTCTGTGCAGGTGTCGGGTAGTGATTAATATCCACGACTAGAGCTCGCTAAGTCTGTCGAATCGACCCGGCATGCCAATGATGTCATCGATGATCTTCGCATCCCGCTCTGCCTCATCCACACCATCCCTGATGAACCCAGGCATCTTGTTCCTGGGTACCTTGCTCAGGATGGCCTTGGAAGCGGGAGGATCGTTCGGCATCGTACTCACAGCGTTGCGACGCTGGAGGAATGCGATCGGATCGTCGACGAACGGGTAGTAGTGCTCAGCCACATAGCTGTAGGTCGACTCCATGAAGATGTCGTCCACGGACATGGTCTGCCCGAAGTTCGTTAGGTGGATGTTCACCAGGACTGCAGACGCGACGCCTCCATACTCGTTCTCCGCGATCGCGGTGATGGAGAAGGGAGGTATCTGGTCTACAAAGAACGGGGCGTTCATAGAGATCTCACTACCGCTCCGTCGATAGAACTCGGCCATGACATCCCTGTTGAGGATGGAGAAGACAAGGGTGCCAGCGATCGTCCGGGCACCACGCGTGTATGTGTAAGCGTGAGACTCCCCCAGGCGCCGCACAGGGAACACGTTCCGGTGGGATGACACCGTGATGGTCTGCAGCTCAGCGAAGACCTTATAGGTCGTCGGGGACGCCTGGGCAGAGAGTCTGTGAGCGACCTTCTCCTCCGGCGTCATCGGCATGAACATGATGCACTGCAGGTCCGAACCCGAGAACGAGTTGTTGTAGGTGATCAACTCCTTATTAAACGGATCATCCGTCTGGATCTTGGGAGCTGCAGGGAACTCGGAGTTCGTGAAGGGGTCGTTGATCATATTAAGAGCGGGCCCCCGAAGGGGCCCGCGGATTGGTTAGAGGCCACCATGCGGACGCGGGCGAGACACACCGTCGGCCGGAAGGACGACTTCCACGCCGTCGAAGTCCACGTAGCGCTGGTCATGCCAGAACTCGATAGACGTCGCGACGAAGGTGCAGGACTCGTCCGTGGTGATGTCGTCAACCGACATACCCGAACCGCAGTTCATGATCTCAACGTTGTGGACTTTCAGCTTAGCGCTGTGGCCGTACTCATTCGCCGCGTAAACGACGATCTTGAACGGCCTGATCTGATCGTGGTACTGGGGGAGAGCAACGATCTTGTCGGTGCGGAGTACGTTGCCGGCGACATCGCCAGCACGCACGGATCCGACCGAACCAGTCGCAGTCTCACCATCCACCTGAAGGCCCTTGAACACTGCCTGTGCCCCCGGGGTGCGATCGGACTCGCGGACCTCGTACTCCCAGCCCATGTACGTGCCGCCTCGAGTACGCCGCATGGCGTTGAGGAGAGCGGAACGATCGAAGGTCAGGAAGATGAGAGAGCCAGCGATACCTCGCTTGCCTCGGGAGAACGCCCGCGGGTCGGAAGAGCCCATCGTGTAGAGAGGCGCCTTCTCGCGGGTGACGGTGTAAGAGAGACCCTGCAGCTCGCCGATGATTTCGGTGCCCATCATGACCTGCATGTCGGCGCCGGAGAACGAGTTGAAGGTCTGGCTATAGCTTGCGAGAGCCATGGTTAGTCCTTTACTCCTTGGCGAGCGAGGTCACGACCCGCACCGTACGCAGCTCGAAAGCCGGCACAAGCGTCAGATCGATCTGAGCCTCACCCAAGACCTGCATGTCGGGTGTAGTGAGGATTACGAAGTCCGCACGGCGCAGAGCGCCTTCCGCCTTGAGGCGGTTCATGGACGACTGGATAGCACCCTCCATCGCCGACATGCGAAGCGGCGAGATGGGTCCACCAATGAATTCCTCTGCCGCAAGACGGACGAGGTCCATCGCGGCATGCGTGATGCGAACAGTCGTCAGGTTCACGAAGTCCGAGCGGGTGTACTTACTGGCGTTATACGCCGCAGTAGTAGCCGCTGCGACCACATAGCCCTTCGGCCGGTCCAACGCCGTGACGTACCGGTACTCCATGAGTTCCTCCGCCAGTCCGGCAGCCATCTGCCGGCCCGCGAAGACACCACCCATGATCCGATTGGTCGGAGCGAAGTGAGGGTCGAGAGTCGTGATCAGCCCCGCGTAGGACGCGGCGCCATTCGTGTTCATGTCGCTGTTGCCTTCTTGACCGACCCTGACCGCGAGTCGTGCAACATCGGGATGCCGGACTCGAGCTGCCATGGCCACGATGGAAATGAACTGGCCACCATCAACGTTGTTTCCGAGGAAATCCGTTGCGGTGGAACCAGACGTATCCTTCGCGTACAGGTCATAGCTCGAACTGACAACACCAGGAGAAGTCTCAGCTGCGCCGTTCAGGAAGCCGGAGAGCAGAGTCTCCGAGGAGTGATCAACGAGCACTCCCGAGTCCTCGGACAGGTGGTCTACCCATTCGCGGACGTACGCAACCTTCGGTTCGTTGAAACTCTGCTCGGCGCGGTTCGTGGGAACATCAGCGTCCCACGACTCCTCGTCGGCAACCTGCATCATCGGCTTGACGCCGAGGACACCGATAGCGGTGTTGCCCTGCTTGTTGGCCTGATAAAGCTTATCGGCCAGCAGGTAATGGAAACCCTTCCGGGCGGCACCGCTGTAGGCAGAGGTACCAGTGACGTCTTCGTCCACATAGGCGCCAGCCAAGTGAACGATGTCGACAGGAACGAGCTTCAGAATGTCCAGCGCCTCTTCAAGATCGTCGAAGCGATCGATGACCGGGTAAAGAAGGGGATCCTCACCCGAGACCGATGCGATCCGCATGATCTCGATGTTGCGCGCGCCTGCTGCTATTGCCTCGGCCACAGCGAGCGTGAGCTCGGACGGCGTACCGTCGTTGTGGTCGAGAGCCGAAGCAATGAGCTTAGCGTCCATCAACTGGACAGGCTCATTGATCGGCAGCAAGGCGTTCGTGGTCGTTCCCACAATTGTGAGCTTAGTCCCCGAGACAACCGGCGAAATACGCAGGCCACCGTCGTTGACTGTAACGTCAAGGCCGGGAAGGTTGTAGTCGGCAGTCTTCGAGACAGCCATGGATTACCTCCCTAGGTATCAGAGAACGATTCGTAATAGCTTCGGGTGTCCGCCACATCAATCGTGCCACCTAGCCAATTCCCACTCTCATCATGGAATTGGTCCCACTGGGAGACCCACGGGCCGCCACCCGTTTCCGCGCTCGAAGGAATAGGTCCAGGTGCATGACGCAGCTTCGCCTGAATCCGGAGTGAGGTTACGTTCCTCACCCTGACCGGATTAACCAGGTTGATCCGGAAGTAGTACTGGAGGCTTCGCCGAGGCACCCCGTCGCGAAAACTCTGCGTAAGCAGGTCAGCACGACGATGCCAGTAACGGACCTCCGAGACACCATTCCTTTTCAACACCCACGTGTAGAGATTCATAAAGGTCTGCATCCAATCCGCCAACCGTTCCGCCTCAGCGTGGAGGGGGGACCAGCAGTCGAACTGGATGATGTTTTCAAACCACTGCCATTGCAGCTCGAGAGAATAGGCCTTGGGGTCAAAGGGATCAGGGGCGTACCCCATGATCTTGGGCTTCGACAACTTAGCCGGATCAAACTCTCGCTTTCCGATAGTACCCGGCTCCTGGCGTACCAGCAAAGAGGTCACTGTCGGAGGGAGAGAGTCTCCTGATGTTATTGATTCATCCTGATTCGCCGTGGGAGGCGAAGCAGCATTAGCTTCTGATTCAGGCCATGAGACATGGAAGTCCACAACCTTGTTAGCCGGCTGTACCCACTCGAGACGATCCCATCTGCCGGGTAGGTCTCCGGTTCCCTGGCCAGGAGCGGAGAGCCCTTCATTGAGAAGCACAGACCCCGTGAACATCTTGTGCTTATCGATCCCTACGTTCTTGACCGTATAGACCTCTCGGGTCTCGGTGTTCCGTAGACGCCAGTTGAGCTCCGGGGTCACGAACATAAAAGGGAAGTACAGCAGATACGGGTTCCGATCGGAAGGACGCCACTCCATCTGATGGAGCATGATCAGATCCCGGAGCATGTAGAGGATGTCCTTGATAGGACGGACCTCTCGGCTCGGAGGAGCATCACCTCTCAGCAGAGAGTCGTCGAAGTCGCTGGAGCTCCGAACATGCTGGCCAGAAGTAAAGACCTGGCGTCGGTTGTCGAAGCTAAGAGGGAAACTCTCATCTTGCCGCGGCAGCCGGCGGTTATCGCCCCACTCCGGTTCATTGGGATTAGAGATGGGTGCTGAGGGATCAACCATGACCGCCGACCTGGCTCTCCTCTACCCGACAACGGAAGTAGGCGATTCTGCCCAGCTCCATGCGCATCTCGTCAACATCCATCAAGTTATAGTACCGAACGATCTGATACGGAACGACGGGGTTGGCCTGCTTCAGGTCTGTGTCTTCGGTTTGTGCGATCTCGAGAACCCAGTCCTGACGCGTCGGCTTTGCCTTGGACTGGATATAGAAGAAGTGACCAGGGACAGCGACCGACCCGAGCTTGGACCTCTTCTCGAAACCGGGCACTACGACCCTCTTGATCATCTTGAGAAGGTGATCGGAGTAGGGCCGACCGTCTGTCAGCTCCTGGATAGCAGCTCGAGAGGACTCTTCGAAGTACGCGTCGTAGCTAGCCGACTTTGAGATATCTCTCTCGAACCGACGAAGGACACACCAGTGACCCCATTTGGCCAACATCTGTTCGAAGGAGAGACGTTCATTCAGGCTCATAGTCAGCATCCATCCGGCGTCGGAAGCTTATCAGGCAACCGATCACCGAGCGTGTCCAAAGAGGGAGCTACCCGAACGTTTCCTACGGGCTTCCGAATCGGACCACGATAGCGACGGTATCGGAGGATATCCGGACGCTGGGCGAGGATCGTAGCAAGGATCTTGGCAGCAGATCGGACATCCACCGAAGTGAACATGGTCTGCTGAACACCGGAGTAGACCGAAGACCCCGCTGCGATCACCGCGGTCAGGAACTGGATGTGCTCGATGTCGATACTGAGACTGGAGTCACCACCGATATCGGCACTGAGGTACCGGATGAGCTGACTCTGGATATCTAGAGAAGCACCAGAACCGATGTCCGCGTAGATGAACGACCCCGCCGACATGACGACATCGAGGTTAGAAGTACTGCTGATGTCTCCTTGGATAAGGTGGACCTGCTGAACAAGAGTGTCCAGATCACCCTGAGACCCAACGTCCACTCCAACAGACTGAATCAGATGAATCAGACTCGAGACAGAGGTATCTGCTCCTACATCCGAGAGGATGTACTGAGCCAAGTAGACATTCGAACTGAGAGCTGCACCGGATCCAATATCCGCAGCCATGAAGGTACCAGCTGTGAACTCCGAACTGATCCCAGCCTGAGACTTGATCTGAGAGGCTACCTCGTGGATCAGGAAGACTTTAGGACCTACAGACGTCCCAGCAGATACATCCACGCTGATGGACTGTGAGACGGTCACAGAGGAGCTGAGAGAGGCTGTAGAGCCTACGTCCGCTTCGATGCTGATCTGACCAGCCAGGTGAGCATCAGCGTCAACCTGGCCAGAGACAGAGACGTCGGCCGAGACCATGACGCCCTGGACGATGTCCATATCAGCTGTGGTCGTGGATCCGACATCAGCTAAGACAAGCTGACCCACATAGATGGCGGAGCTAACTGCAGACCCGGCTCCTACATTAGCTGAGATGAAGATCCCGGCTTGGACATCGGTAACGATGCTCGTCTCGGAAGAGATGTCCGAAGAGACAAGGTGGGTCTGAGCAACCGCAAGATTAAGGGAGGCTTCACCTCCAATATCCACCAGGACCTGATGGCCCTGGTAAATGGAGGGAGAGACACCAGCCGCAGCTCCAATCTCAGATTGGACCGTCTGGGCCTGAAGAACACCGGAAGAGATCCCAGCGCCAGCTCCTACATCAACCGAGATGAAGACACCACTCTGGGCATCAGCGTCGATCGAAGAGACAACAGAGACATCAGCGAAGAAGGTCTGGGTCTGGGCAACAGCAGAGCTGATTTCGGACCGAGACCCAACATCCGCCGTGATCAGGACATCTGTGGTTACGTCAGCCGAGAGAGTCGCATCGGCCCCGACATCTGAGGAGACCAGGTGGGTCTGATGGATGTCGAGGTTTAGATAAGAGGCAGCACCGACATCAGCAGATATGGAGAGAGCCAGATAGATATCAGAGCTGGTACCAGCCTCGGCAACAACATCGGCCGAGACATTTTGGACCAGTACTACATTCGAACTGAGAGCGGAAGCGGCACCAACGTCGGCTTCGATCGATACGACGACAGCAGCATCATCATCTACCTTGGCACCAACGCCCCACTCACGACGAAAAATCTTCACGTGATCATCGTCCTTTTACGTGTGCGGATTGTATAGGTGTTCCCTGTGTCGACAGCCGGAATCGCGAACGGCCCAATATCCTGCGGGCTATTGTGCGCGTTACCCGCCACGTCGGGATCAATCGCGGCTATCGTCGCACCGCCACCGTCGGCGTTCGTGCTGGCAACGAGCGTAAAGTCACCGGCCGCCGCGTCGGTCCATATCTTGCCCGCTCCGGTCGCCGCCTCGTTCGAGTGGTTACCGTTCGATGATCCCGCGCTCGTGTCCGACGACATCGAGTTATTGAAGGTGTCGTAGAGCGAAGCGTCTACAAAGTCCTCGCGCCCGTTGCCAAGGGCGAGGCAGTTGCTCACCGTGGCGGTCAGCGTCCCGGCGGTGTGAGCGTAGAAGTCCAGCCCACCCGAATCTCCGTCGCCCCTCTTGTTGCAGTTATAGAACGCGCAACCCTCAACGTGAATCGTCAGTCCGGTCGAGTTGCTGCTTCCGAATCCGGAACCGCCGAGGTTCTCGAAAATGCAGTTCCTCACCACCCATGTCACGCTGTCTTCTTGGTGCGTGATCCCGTTGTCGTCGAAGCGAGCGTTAGACGTGTTGTGGAAGTAGCAGCGTTCCGCGATGAACGACCCGCCCCCCGCTGCCACAGAATTATCGCGGAGCGGTCCCCCGGTGGCACTGAATCCGCCGCCGTCGATCTCGATGTCCTGAATCGTCATCTCGCAGACGTTTGAGAACCACAGATAACCTGCGGCATTGGTCGTCTCGATCACAGCGTTGACCGACGAGCCTCCTGCCTCACCGAGGCACTCTTCGCCCGTCTTCGCCTTGATCGTCAGAGAGTCGATATTCGTGGCGGCATACAGATCGGCAACGGCTGCGTGATCTGCGAGTCCGCTCACGATTACTTCGACATCGCGTCCCGAACTATCGAAGTCCGCTCCCTGAAACCCGTTCAGCGCGAAGTCGCGCATGTCCGTATAGTCGGGACTTGTGTGTCCGTCTCCGACCGTGATCGTCGTGACGGCCATCAGTCGGGGTCCTTGATCGCGTTTCCGTCACGGCGGTCGCGGAAGAGCGAGAAGAATGCAATACGCGTCTTGATCGCCTTGTCCGGTCCGACTTGGATCACGGTGCGACCTGACGCGCGTAGTTGGTTCCGCTTCCGCGTGGGAAGGTCTGCGAACGCGAGCCGCATCCGAAGCCCCCCCGCCTTTACGGAATCATCGGCGTACTTCCCGCCTGCCCCCTTCTCGATCCCCGACCGAACCTTGCGCGGCGTCCGGTACGTCCCAAGCATCTGCGTGAGGCGCAGATACAGACGGTCTTCCAGAGCAGGGTCGTCACAGAGGAAGTCGATCACCATCGTCCCGGCCGCGAGTGAGTGTGATCGAGTACCCCACTTGGCGAACGCGACCGGCAGCCCGTCCTCGCGGTAGGTGTTCGGCTTGACGACAGTGAGATGAAACCCTCGCGCATCTCCCTCGGCTCGAAACTGCACTGACGGCATACGACTACTCCTCGATACCACCATTGAGGTGCATGTTGAGAACACCAGTAGCAGCGCTCTTGCGCGTCACGTAGATGTCCATGATCTCAGCAGGCTTGATCGACTGTACGTCTGCAGGAAGCGGAATGGTTCCACCACCAGGACCGATGTAGAACTTCTTGGTTCTGTCGTGCCCGCTTTCACCGGAAGTTCCCGTGAACACATCGACCAGGAACGTCGCGGAATAATTCCCATCACGGTTGTCCAGGTTGCTACCCGAACCATCCGTTCCGGCTGTGGAAGGTTCGCTGGCGATCTCGACTTCAATGGGAGCTTCATCTCCCAACGCGTCGAAACTTACATCCAGATACTCAATGAGTACCCCGACGCTGGTACCGGCTTTGATCCGCGCAATGTGCGTGCGTGTTCCCGCGACCAGTGTCGTTTCCGCGATAGAGAAATCACCGAAATGTTGTGCCATCTATTTAACTCCGACTGAGGACCTGACAGGCCATCTGTACTTAGGTCGTGTACTTGATCGTCTTGCTGCAACTTCCCGTTTCGAATGTCGATGGGTACTTTCTTCTTCAGCGACCGGCTCAAGCGTGCGAATCCAGCGGCGTCGCGTGGGAGGCAGGGTCGCGTGGGAACGCGCAACGAACGAGCCCCCGTCGCGCGCGCCAGCCAGCCCCGTAGCCGGGTCGCGCGTGTCCCCGTTTAGCGGCGGTGCCCACTTGAGTCCGCGCGGGAACCAGAGCGGCGACATCGTCGCGAGCGACCGGGCCATTCTGTTCGGAATCAGATAATCCCAAAACCCCACGTCGCGCATCTCGCCTTCAAAGTTTTGCGTGTCGGCGAACGTGAACCCACCCAGCGACATGCTGCCGTCGTTGGGTTCGTAGGTTGTTCCGCTGCCGCCGACCGACGAGTACTCGACACCATCGACGTAGAGCTTCAAACCAGCAGGCGTGCCGTCGTGTGTGAACACGACGTGATACTCGGTTCCGATTGACAGGTTCGGCCCTGCCACCTCTCGATAACTTGTCGTGGTGCCAGTCCAGCAGAGTAGTTGTCCTGTGGTCGCTTTGATGTAGAGGTCGAACCGATCGACCGTGTCCGCTGCATTGTTCCGAGTCACGAGCGCTTGGTTGTTCGCCGGAAACGATCCGAGCGGCTTTACGAATAGCGAAATCGACTTGGGTACGCCTGCGGAATCCCACCCATGCGGATTCCCGTATCCGATGTGATCGGTGACGCCGTCGAGCAGTAGGCTCATCGTCGCGGCACCCGTTTCGTGTAGCGGCGGTCACGCTTGAGGCGGCGACGACTCGGTGCGTAGATGTTCCACGGGTCGGCGGATAGTTCACCCGCCATCGCGTCCGTCATCATGCCGTTACCCGCGACGAGCAGCTCCATCGAGCCATCGTAGAACTCGCTGACTCCGGTCCACGTTCCGATGCGGAGTGTGTACCCGGTTTGGAACGTGCCTGTCACCGCTTGGTCGTCGAACTTCTTGCCATCGATAAAAACGACCATGCGAGCACCGTCGTAGAAGCACGCCATCCCGAACGGCTTATTGATCGTCCACGCGCCTGTACCGCCCGCGCTTGACGAGAGGTTGTACGCTTTCCAGATCATATGCTGCGTGTTCAGGTCGCGGCACGCGAGATACCATTGCCCGGTCAAGTCGGAGATGATGTCGGCCCACTGACCGCTACTTGAATCGTCGGTATACATCCCCTTGAACACGACCCAGAACGGCTCGTCGTCGACGGAGTCGATACCGGGGCTGCCGCTCAGGTAGTTCCCGTCGTCGTGCGTCCCGAAGTCGAGTCCGCGCGCACGGTCCCACGCGAATCCCGGCGTGTCGTTGTTGAACGTCCAGACGCGGCGCGTGTCGCCGAGGTCGCGCACGGTGCCGCCGAGAGCGAGCGGGCCCATCTCCTTGAACGGCAGATTCACGTGCGGTCGAATGCGCCCGTGCAGCTCTTGGTACCTCGGGTTCAGCGTGAAGTCGCCCGGCGAACGCGAGCGCGTAATGATCTCCGCGCGTCGAACCGGCAGCACCATGCCCGGCTTGTTCTGGGTCCAGTAGCGTCGGCGGCGATCGAGAGCGTACAGCTCGTCGCCGTCCATCGAGAGTTGCTGCGCAAGTTCGCGCGTCAGGTGCGTATTGAACACCGCCGCGAGCGACATCGGCCCGGACCATTCTTCCGGCTCGGGCGGTTCGTAGTTTCCGATCCACAGGTTCTTGCCGGTCGGCGTGTCGGAACCGCTCGCGTCGATCACGCTCTTGCCGTTGATGTAGGCGTACATATCCACGCCGTCGTAGCAGGCCACAACGGTGTAAGGAACGCCCTTCGGAATCTTGGCGCTGTTGGTTCGGTAGACGCCTCCGCACTCGTACACGAACCGATTCGTCGAGTCGCGCGCTATGAATAATCGGTCGCCGGTCGACGTCATGCAGATCATTTCACGCCAACCGCTGGAGTCTTGATTGTCGACGCCCTTCCATACCATCGTGACTCGGTCGGTCGGGTTCGCCCACCCGGGAGTTCCCGCGAGGCATTCGAGCCAATTCTCGTCGGCGTGCCCTCCGAACTCCAGCCCGCGCGCCGACCATGCGAGCGGGTTCGTGGCGTCGGACGTAACGTCGAACGGCACGCGCGTCGGCCCGTGGCTCACGAACGTCGCGCCGTCGTCGATAGGCTCGGCGATTCCGCGTACGCCGTGAACGCGAAACGGCAGCGCGAAGTTGAGCGCAGCCCAGAGCGCGGCGTACTTCGGGTTCGGTCGAAGAATGCCCGCGCTGGACATCGCTTATGCGTCTACGCCGTCGAGCGAATAGGTCGGCGTGGCGTCGCCTGCGGTATCCGTCGAACCGCTCATCGTCAGACCGAGCTTGAACGAGCGCACGTCCTTGACGACGATCGGCGCGCGTTGAATGTCTCCGTCCGCGACCGCGATCACGCCCGACATCATCGCGATTCCGTCATCAGCTGCGCCGTCGATCGTCCCGCTCTCGGCGGCGTAGATGCGCCATCCGAGATCGTCGGTCGTACCGCTGAAGTCAATCGGCAACGTGATGTTCGCGATCTCTCCCGGCTTGAGGTTGATCGCGTTCGACAGTCGCTCGGTGTCGGTCAGGTTGTCCCAGTTGGTCGCAACCGGAACCGCTGCTGAATCATTCCAAGACATAGCTAGACTCCCACGCTTATCAGTTTGCCGACCACGTTGAGCGGGTCGTCGAACGTCTCGTACTTGTCCTTGTAGCTCGCGACGTACTTCGGGTTCGGGATCAGTAGAGGAACCCCAGCAGAAAGCATGATTACACCTACGCGCTCACGCCATCGGTAACGACTCGAACATCGACAGCAGTATGTCGATCGGTTGCTCCGGAAGAAAGGAAGCCGAGCCGAACGTACTTCGGACCTGAGACTTCGAATGTCATCGTGTGCGGATCGAAATCCGTACTGAGGACGAAGCTCTGATTGGGGGTATCCGGCCAGACAGTTCCGTCGACGCTGTGGTAAACGTAGACCACCATGTCGTCCGTAGCAGCCGGGAAGAGGTTTGCGACCACTTCGAAAGATGCGAGCTCACCAGGGTTCAGAGCCCGCGCGCTGCTGTACTGCTCGGTGCCGGCAGCTACATCAATTCCCGTGAGCTGTCCACCAAGGGTGTCTTCTACTTGCCAGGACATATCTACTCCTTAGAGATCGATGAAAATACCGACCAGACTATCGGGGTCAGTACTGCCGTACCGCTTCTCGTACTTGACCTGGTAGTCGACTTCGTTGTTCGGATGGACGATCGTCTTCACGTGAGCCGAGAGTTCAGCCTTCGACATGCTGTTCGGCCAGTTGACTACACGCTGGACATAGGCCGCGCTTCCGTCGTTGAGAGCATCGGCCAGAACCGTGACCGCTTCCACGATAGACCTGACGTGAAGCGGCAAGGCTGTCGTGGGAGTTGGGATCTGTCCAGCGGCCTTGTAGGCCGTGATATCGAAAAAGAGGAAGACCTCAACTTTGGCCTTGTACAGGGAATGGGTGTTCGGCATCCGCCGTCCGACCAGAATTTCTTTAGCCATTGGGTTTCCTTCTTACGAACCAATTCCGAATTCACCCTTGGTGAATTCACCGGTGTCTCTGCTAAGAATAGCCTCCTGATCGACGCCTGTCCCGGCATCGTCATAAGAAGCCTTTAGTTCAGCTGAATGTTCAGGGCACCCGCTGCGATCTTAAGCTGGTTGCCATCCGAAATGAGCTGGGCGTTGCTGGCACCAATCTGGCCGCCGGCGTCGCTGCTGATCGTAACGGCACCACCACCCTCGGTCAGCGAGAGCTGGACTGTGTCCGTCGTCGACGAGACAACATAGTATTCCACGCTCTCGAGATAGCCGGTGGGCAGCGCCAGGCCACGGACGAAGACACGATCGTTGTCCGAGTAGCCGTGGCTGGTACAGGTGATCGCTTCGGTGTCTCCATCAGCCGTGAAGTCCTGCCAGCCGGTGGCCAGAGCACTCCAGAACAGATAGTCGGCCGCCGTGGTACCCGAGATGGATGCCATGATGGCGATGCCAATGACCCGCTCTGCAGAACCTGTCAGGTTCCCGAAGTCGATCTCGGAGTTGTTGTCGGTTTCGCCTTGGGTACCAGCCGAGGGGTCCGTCCAGTCCGTGCCATCCTGGGCAAGGAGCTGACGAGCATAGACGCCCATCCCTAGCTCAGCAACACCAGTCATGGCGTCATCTGTGGGGAGAGTAAGAAGCGCAGCCACATAGGTAGCCGCGGGTCGAATCGAGACAGTGGTACGGAAGATCTCGTTGATGATCTTCTCTTCTCTGTCATTCGTCAGTCCGCTCATGGTCGAGATCCTTTCTTGAATCTATCTCATCAGCTCCACTGATCATTTTGACCAGGGGAACTGGGCCACCTTTCCGCAGCCGTGTTTCCAGCAGGCAAATTCTCGACCACGGGTCGAGTGTCATAACTCAAGGTCTTTCCGACCTGTCGCCAGAGTCGGGTCCTGTAGTTAGGTCGTTCATGCGCACCCAATAGGCCTTTAACGAAGGTCCTGGGAGTACCAATCCAGTAGTTCCTTACCCGAGCCTCGAGCTTAGCGATCTCCTCGTCAGCAGCCCTTAGCTTCTCGGGCTTAGCATCCGCTGCTCGAGAGGTCGGGAACCTAATCTCATGCTCCATGTCGCCTAGACGCTTATACTCGCCCGCAGCGAGCTGCTTCTCAGCCATGAGCATGCGGAAGATGTCCGCGATCGTCTTTGCTTCTACCAGGTCCCTGACGAGACGAGGGGGAAGAATAAGATCATCGAGAGCCCATTGGACCAGATCACCTACCTGAATCGACGCGTTCCAGGCAGCAAGGCCCAGGACATCATCAGGATATTCAGCGAGGTTGATGGGGTGTAGAGCTCTCCGGATTCGGCGAGGGCTCACCCACTCCGGCCAGGGGTCGGTGTAGAAGGTGAACTGTTGATCGACGCCGAGGGTATTAGCGCCTGTATCTCCAAGAGTACGATCGAGCGTCACCTCGATACACGAGTTGTATGGGAAGTCGACACCGGTCTCCTTCGACCAGATCACCTCGGTACTGGAGACCGAAAGAGTACCGGTGGGAGGGATCCAGTTCAGCTCAGTCCCATTAGCATCTGTCTGAGGAGCCTGCCACTCGAACTGAGGGAGGTAGTCAGGGTCTTCACTGGCACCCTGATAAGAAGGAACAGCGAAGTGCTTTGGGTCTTCCAGAAAAGGAAAGACCTCGACCGTCACTGTGTTCTCGTTTACTAGATCATCATCGATGAGACTCGAGAACGCGATTCGGATCTCGTCGAGAGACCGGGGCACATCCCAAGCCTTGTTTTCGGGGTTAGTACTACACACGTAGAACGTGTTGGTCGGGCTCACCGTGACCTGGTCGGGAAGCTCGAGGTCGCCTTCAGCGGTCTCTTCCTCGAACGTCTTCTCTAGCCCTGAAGTTGAAATCTCCGTTCCAGTCTGGAACGGGATGGAAATGGTTGAGGAGAGCTCTGTGGTGTCAACAGCCTCAAGAGCACCGAGACTGGTACTGGTATCAGTCCCGGTGATCCGAAGGATATAAGCCGTGTTCGGCTGGAGCTGACGGTCGGGGACAACAGTGACAGCCAAACCCCCGGCTGTGTACTGGACGTCACTGTCCACGACCTCGTCCGTCTCCGAATTCTCCAAGTAGATGATCGCTGGAGAAGCAGTGACGGCGCTAAGAGCGACGTCCCACGTCAGGATCATCTGCACGTTGAGGTTTACATTTACCTCATTCGTGGTCGGGGAGGAGGATTGGAGAACGGGTTCCGGCATGAGTTAGAGCTCGCCGATTTCCTCGGCAGTAGGCTCCTGGCCAAAGGAGGGAGCCGCACGACCCGGGCCTTTACGGTCCGGAATCACAGGCTCATCGATGACATCACGAGCACCAGGGACATAGTCCATCGCGGAAGCGATGTACTCAAGGACATTTCGACGAGACTGGCCTTCAGTCTCGGTCTTGAACAGAATGTCCAGAGCCTGGTAGCGACTGTGGCCGCCCAGCTTCGGATCCGAGTCCGACATGCGGACGATGCCCTTGATCATTTCCTCCACCACCGTATAGCCGATACCGGGTGTAACGAGGATGGCGACCTGAGCCTTCAGAGCCGCCGGCTTCTTGGGTGCCCGCAGAATGGGCTTGTCCGTCACAAGGAGTTCCTGGCGACGAATACCGACACGGATCTGACGCTTCTGGATCTCCGTGAGGAAGTCCGGAAGGCGACACGTCGGCTGAGAGGCATTGAGACAGAAGTCTGTCCCAGGGAGCTTGTAGAGAGCTCGCATGGTCAGGTTGAGAGAGAGCGTCTGGCTCTCGAGCCGCATGGGCACGACAGACGCCTGGGAGGAGATGGCTTCTTCAGCAGTCCCGCCCACAATTCGATCCTGGTTCGGCATAACTAATTGTTCCTCTTAAAGAAAAAACCCGAGGCAGGGCGTAAGCCCCGCCCCGGGTAGATTACCAGGATCAGCGACGGATTAGGCTACCGGCAAGTTGCCAGCACCAGTCGCGTCGTCGAGGTCAGGCAGTCCGGCGCCGCCCGAAGCATCCCACGTGAGGAGATCTTCGATGGCGTAGCTGCGTGCGATCTTGACGTTCTTGGCCTGGCGAGTCGCCTGGCCTTCGTTCAGCAAGGCCATCGCGTAGCGTTCCCGGATCTTGACCTTGTGGATGTCACGGGCCGGGTCCTTCCACTCTTCAGTCACCGGCATCTCGTCGGTGATAAGGACGCCGAGCTCCTTGCTGTCACACATGATGATGTCAGTGGTGTTGAGTGTCGGGTTGTACGGAATGAACGGGCTGATGATGATGCGGAACGGGACCGGGAAGAACTGCGAGGGCGGGGCGACATAGGTCGTCGCGACTGCGCTCGGGTCCGAAACGGTCGTGTTCTGGTTCAACCCACCAACGCGCCACTGCGGGGCATTGCCCACAGAGCCCTGGTAGGGGTTGAACATCTGGGTTCCGTGCGTGAAACCGTAGTTCCGGAGGTTCGGATCAACGGCGAAGATGTACCACCCGTAGGGGTTCATGATCAGCGTGTCCGGCACGAAGCCCGAGTTGCCCATGTCCGCGAACATGGAGAACAGGTCCTGGATGTGGAGCGTACCGTTGTAGGTACCGGTCGAGTCGCGGCCCGTCGTGAAACGATCCGTGCCCGGAACACCGGTGTTCTCGAAGTACGTGATGCCCTGCTCAGTGATGAGCTTCTGGGCCTTCTGCTCCTTCCAGCGGATGAGAGCACGACCAGCAGCCGAGAGGTGCATGCGCATGATGTCCCACTGCGAATAGCGGATCATCTCCTCGGTCATCTTGATCGCGATACCGCTCTTACCGATCTTCGTGGTGACCTCTCCCGAGAACTCGAGGCGCTGCTCGGGGTACTCACCACCCTCGGCGATGTCGGCCGCCTGCATGGCGCTCATCGCGGGGAAGGTAACGTGGGTACCGTTCTGGAAAGAGATGTTCTGAAGAAGACCGGTCAGCACGATGTTGGGCTCGATCGCTTCGCGAACGAACTCGGACACCACGCGCGGAATCAGAATCGGCTGGTCAGTCGAGAACTGCGTATCAACGTAGTCCGACTTCTTGAGCTTTCCGTCGACCACGTCACGCATGCGCTTCTGGTCGGCCTGAACGAAGTGCTCGTACTTGTAGCGAATGTGAGGCTTGTCCGGGTCATACCCGTTGTTCCGCCAGATGTCGCACATCTTGCGGAAAGCCTTGTCGATGTCGCGGAGCTGACGGCGGGGGAGACCGGCGCGCATACGAGCGAGCTCGATGTCGTTGCCGGCACCCTGCAGTCGGTTGTCCGCCTCGTCAGCAATGCGCTGTTCGAGGACCGGATCGAGAGCCTTGAACAGGCTTACGACCTGCTCACGGGTGTTCTCGTCGGTGATCTTGTCGAAGTCGACGCCCTGGTCCTTCAGGGAGTCGAGAAGCTTGATAGCCATCTGCTTGTTTTCCCTTTCCTTTATGCGACCTGAACGACGATGACCAGACCCCACCAGTATCCCGAGGCATCAGCCTCGGAGAAGGTGAGGTAACCCGGAACACCGAGGGTACCCGAACCCGGCAGGGCCAGACCAGGAACGGTCTGAACGAGACGGGTGCTCCAGTAGCCCCAGTTCTGGTTGAGTTCCGCGACGTCGACGTTACCCGCGGTTACAGCCGCAGTGATCGTCTGGCCGGCAGACGTGGAGGTCTGCTTGCCGATCGGGAACTTGTCGATGCAACGACCGACGGTGTACTCGGCGACCTTGTGAATGGCCCGCTCGATACTGACGGTGTCAGTAGCGATACCAGTCATCATCAGATCTTCCACTTCGTCCTCGACTCGAGCGAGACGACCGGGCGAAGCCGCCGAGCCTTTGTCCGCCCAGTTGAGGGTCGGAAGCAGACCAAAGTCCAGGCAAACCTTGTCGCCGGGTGCAATGGTCATTTCCTTGGCCGTAATGGCCGGGATGAGGATGGCCTGGTTCTGGACCAGGACCTGCGTCACCTCCATGTTCCGGTTGTAGTTCGTGTACCGGTCACCGAGGTACGGTGCGAAGACAGGCTGGGGGACAAGCCCGATGGGCTTGTTGGCTGCCACGGTCTGGGTCGAAGCGCCAGCCGTAGTGACCACACCGCTGATCGTTCCGTCCCCATCGATGTCGGGGCTGGAACCCCACTCCTGGTCGATGTCGAGAGCGGAGTAGGTCAGGGTGTAGGCATTCGGACAGGCCGGCACGAGGGGTCGATCGTAATCGATTGCCCAGTTGCCTTCAGCTGCGCCAAGACCTCGGCCTACGAAAGTTCCGGGAAGCAGGACCACCGGGTCGTCGTCGTGCGACTTGTCGATGGCAGCAACCGGAAGGAAAGCAGCCGGCTGGAGAGCCGGGATGCTGGGACGAGTCCCTTCGTAGAGCTCGTGGTATGCCCAGCTCGTCTTTGCCTTTTCGCGGGCAATGCGATGAGCCATGGGTTAGTTCCTTGTTGGTTCTGGTTGTGAAGAGCGACGACTAGATGTCCGACAGATCGTCGGGAGTCGGTTCGTCGCTAAACGCCGACTCGTTCGTGGTGTCCTTCTGAGGGTCACCCTGGTTGGTCTTATCCATGTGGCTATCCACCGGAACTTCGCCCTTATCCCTGTCGAACAGGAACTCGGACTTGTTGTCGGTGAGCTTACCCACGGTGGTTCGGACCTCCGGGATGGCGTCACGGACAGCATCCTGGAGAGACTCGACGGTTCGTTCGGCGTACTCGCCAACGAGAGCCTCGAAGTCTTCCTGCTTCTCGACACCATGGGTATCGAGATGCCCCGTGATCACACGGGAGAAGGCGAGCTGCTGAGCGAGCGCAACGCGCAGGGCGTCACGGGTGCTGGACAGCTCATCGGAGCGGGCTTCGATCTGCGACTGACGGGTATCCGCCAGGCTCTGCAGCTCGGAGATCTGCTCCTTCTGCTGATCGATCGTGTCGGTCAGCGTCTTCTGGACCTTTTCCTCGGTGGTCAGGTCCTTGTTGTCCTTGGACGGCGGAGCCTCGGGCGTCGGCGCGTCCTTCTGAGTCTTGGTCGTCATTGAACCTTCCTTGTTCAAAAGCGCATCCACGCCTTCCTGGACTTTGTCCAGGATTGCCTCCGCCACCTTGGCAGGAGAATGCTGTTGCATGGAACCATCCGGACTTTCCTTATCGTCACCTTCTGTGCTGGCGGGCACCTCTAGATCGATGAAGGATACGTGCGTGGCACCACGAACGTTGTCGCTCGAGTACGGGATCTTATCATCCGCCCCCTCTGGGCGAATGAGCTCAGTTGTGTGGCCCTCGGAGTCCATCAAGGTCACCTGGGCGTACTTGTCGAATGTGCCAATGCCCAGGGACTGGGCATGGGGTAGTTTCAGATCATCCTCGACCTGTTTGAGAGTGTCCTCTACGTCTGCGACGGAGGTCACCTTAGCGAAAGCATTACCCGGGATGTTCACGAAACTAACCTCGTGGTAATCCAGGAGGCCAGTGATGAGGTACATAACCACGGTCTTGGTCTGGTCAGTTCCCTCTACTTCGACCTCGTAACGACCACCAGGATAGTGCTGGCAAAAGTCCTGGGTCTTTCCGATGTTGTGCTTACAGATCGAGCACCAAGCATCAGGAGAGCTCTGACCGGACGAGACTGTCCGATAGCGACCATCAAGGATCTTGAGCATGGCATCCGGATCCATGATCTCAGCATCAATGACGATCTTGCCCGAGCCTAGGTCATAGCGACCGGCCGGGTTCTTGAAGTCATCCTTGAACCGACTCTCATCGGACCAAAGGCGCTCGAATTTGGCACCTACAACACGACCGATGGGGTCGCCATCGGTCTGATTGTGGTGGGTGAGGACAGGCTTGTTGAAAGGCGCGAGACCGCCTTTCTCTTCTGAAACCCATGTGCCCCAGGACCGTCTATCGCTCATGAACTTACCGGGATAGACCCGATTGTTCAGGAGATAGCCGGAGTAGGTGGCATCGACAGTGATGATCAGGCTGGTCTTCTTCGACTTCTTGGCGTCGTCGAGGAGGTTCAGCGTGTCTCCATAGAGGAAAGAGAGGGGTGTCCCCTCTTTATTCTCCTCTTCAGGAGTCAGTGCGTAGAAATCCCTAAACCGATACACCTATGTCATCCTCACTTGCCGGCTACACCATAGTTCATCCGACAATGCCGTCGAATGCAAACGAGACGGTTCAAGTCCTGCTCGACCGGAACGAGCTTGGAACCAGCTCGGGGGCATTTTGCTCCGTCTTCATGAGATACCAGGATCGCATTTGAACCGACCGCACGAGTTCCGAGTTGGAAGCCGTACGCATAGGCGAGCTTAGCCTGTCGGCTGGCGCAGTCCATTAGATCTAGCCCATGAACCTCAAGATTTGAGCGCATAGAGAGAGCTTGAGGCGGTCGACCGATGCCCCAGAGGCGCATCACACCCACACTGGACTTCAGCGTATCCTTGAAGGAATCCCGAACATGCTTACGAAAGAAGAGATCTAGCTCATCCCGCGAGACGTAGTCAGGAGCTGCATTCTGGGGGCCAACAGCTGTATCAAAACCGAGCTCAATAAGCGGAGTGAGGTACGTTCGGGACTCGATAAGGATCCCAGCCTCCGCTGAGCGGAGGTGATGAATCAAACGAGAAGCCTGGAAGTCAACCAAGCTACCCTTGCCCTTCACGTACTTCGGCTTAGATGTGTTCTTCCACCCATCTCCGATGTCCGGATCCTCACCAGGTCGGAGAGTGACACCACCAAGGAAGGCATCTGAAGCCATCTGATAGTGGTAACGGATCTGCTCACGGAACTGGACCTCGAGAGTATCTCTCCGGTTCTTCGAGATCCGCGGCTTAGCCTTAGTGCCATGCTGGTTTGTCGGCCGGCTCTTACTCGTTGTGGTTGCCTTGGAGGCAGCCTGAGCGGCCTTCGCTTTACTCTCCATCTCGGAGGTAGGCTTCGTAACTTTGTCGAGGACGAGCTCCTTACGCTCCGCGTCACCAATAGGCTGACGGCCACAGTGACGACGAGCTTCGGTCTCGGTTATCAGATTGCCCTGGTACTGCTCGAGAGCATGCACTTCCTGTTGACGCTGCTCGGCAGTATCGATCGGAGCAAAGTCGAGATAGACCATGTCTTCCTCTGGGCGAGAAAGGTCTACCTTGAAGTCTCCCTCCATCAGGAGGGGGAAGAACAGCTTCCAGCTGAAGGTTTCCTCAACAATGCGCTGAACGTCTGTGCAGGCATCTACGAGGGTCTGGGTAATAGATTGGGCGGTGTTGCGGTTCGCAGAGTCTCCACGACCCAGATCGATGTCCGAGAGACGGAGACCTCCCAGTACGCGCGACTCGAGGTGCTCGAGGTACGGCTTCAGATCGATCGCTTTGTTCTCAGCGCCTACGAACTGGATGTCATATCGCTCCGTGACCACAACACCACCCTCAAAGTCCAGGTCCTCCATCTTCCCCTGGGCAATATCCACCTCAGGAATCATGCTTCCACCCGGCATCATGACCTCGTCAGCCGGCTTCTTCTCGGTACCAATCTTGACGACCAGAAGAGGGAAAGCGTGCTTGTGAGCGATGATATCGACCAGCTCCTCCAAACGGCGGAGAAGCCTCATGTCGTCCAAAACAGGGATGACGTAAGGGGTACCGAATATGAAACCCGTCTTGCGATCCACAAAGAGGTGGACCACATCAGTCGGCCGGAAGAACTTGTCCTTCTGGCCGCTGCCCGTGAACCCGTAGGTCCCCATGCTCTGGCGCCACCGCTCAGTAAGCCCTGACCTTGATTGCTTCACGCTCATGGTGATCGGATCCGCCGGGTAGAGCCCGGAGATCGGTTCATGAGTCCGTCCGTGAAGACGGATCTTCCCGCCAGAAGAGCGAAGCGGATCTCGCTTCAGGACAATTTGATGATTGGCGTAGCTAAAAAGGTTGTTGAAGGACTCTCGGAGGACCTGACCGAAGGTCGTATCCGAGATCATCATGATCTCGTTGATCCGCCGGGTGATGTATCGAACCCGCTGCTGATCACGACCGACGATGCGCCAACCGTTCTTCATGCAGAGCTCGCGGTGCCGTTGGATAGCACGAGCGAAGTAGGACTCGACATCGATCGCCTTAGCGATCTCTCCAAGGTTGTGAACCGGACCACGGTAGTCCGCATTCTCGCCTCGGACACTGGTGATCCCGCGGCCGCTCTGCCAACTCAGGGTCCCAGGAGACTGCCGGCGGAACTTCCGCATGGCGGTCTGAACGTGAGAAGGAGTAGTAGTCTCGGTGCCAGACTTCAGTCTGATGTCCTCAAGGAGAGTGCGCTGCTCCTTGAGTCTTTCACCAATACGATCGATACCATCGTTGAGCTGCTCTTCCAGCTCATTGATGGTGGGTGCATTCCTGTTCCAGAAGGCCACTATCCCTCCATCTCTTTCAGCAGTGCCTCAAACACTTCTCGACAGCGTTTCACAGAAGAGGGGTCTTCTCCGTCTTTCACACCGTCGATAGGTCCGGTACGAATCGTGGACTGGCCCATCTGGGGGATTGTATCTCTCACAGCCCCGGGGACACCATCGGGCACTTCGATCGGCTTTGTATCCCCAAAGTACTTCGAGATGTCATCTGGTGACAACTTGATGTGAGGTAGATCAGGGACTCCCTTTGTGAACGTATCGATCGTCTCGTCTGTATACACGCCACCGTCTTCGGCACACAGTAGACCAGAATCGAGAGCCTGAATCACCTGACTGAATGTACCGAGGAGAGCTTGAAGCTTCCGGCGTGTGTTCAGTACGTACCATCGCTGCTGCATGGAGCTGCCAAAGGTGAGGTCCCAGCTGAGGCTGATATCAGGGATCAAGTCGACCAAGACGATCACCAGATGATCAATCGCAGCAAGGATCATGTCGATCATGTGCTTAACCAGAGGGCATGCGAAAAGCTGGTTCCACTCCTTGTCGGAGTGAATCTCGAGGCTCTCGAGGATCGGGTCACCGATCTTCCTGCTTACCTTCTGGATCAGATGCACCAGCTCCTGCTTTACGCGCTGATTGATGATCGAGATGAAGTTCGCAGCTAGCCGACCGAAGTCGACCTGCAGGATGGGTCTCTGGCTCATCAGGAAGATCTTGAGGAGCTGGTTGACCTTCCGAATCCACTCCACGTCCTTCTTCTCAAGGAAGAGCCCAATGCAGCACAGGGTGTCTTGTCCGAGATGGGAAGAGAGGACTTGAGCGATCGTGTTGAGCCCCTGATCCAGACGCGTGGTCTGGTTGTGAAGCTCACATAGGTACTGGCTGTTAGCAGGAACAATCGAGTCGGCGATGGCCGCCTCGATAGCGGGATTATGTCCACCTCCACGTGTTGCCGTATGGCTCCCGAAGTTCAGCTGATTAGCATGCTTCTCCGAGTAATGAGGAGCTGCACGCCACGACATCATGGCTTCACTGCGGATATGACGAGATTCGTAGTACCCGAGCCACATCTCGTAGCCGGTCTTCTCAGTTCGACCAATGAAGTCGAGGGAGTACTTGAGGATCAGCTCATAGTCACCCTCTCCCATCTTCCGAGCAGCTAGCTTCTGCATCTCAGTGGGAACTTCAGCTTTGGCTCTCTCGATGACTGTATCGATCGATTCCGAGGAGTAGGAGCCGCTCTGGGTAAGGAAAGATTTGAGAGTCTTCTCCTCGAGTCCATAGATGAGCAGCTGCATCGTGAGACCTATAAGAGTGTCGCTGAGAACCGAGCCTAGCTCTGTCGCAGGGGGCCACTTCCCGGAGACAGCCATAGACGTGCTTTGAGCACGCCAAGGGCCCATCAGCTGATGCAGAGTCCAGATGATCATGAGCTCGGAGACATAGAGACCCAGCTGGTTGTCGTCCAGATCAGGGTGCTCCGACTTCGAGGTCTTGCCCTTGATTCTCAGGTCGTCGGATACATCGTTACCGGTGAGGTCATCGAAGTCCTCAATCTTGATGGCTTCCTTCTGACGTTCGAAGTGCTCGATCGTGTCCTTGAAGAGATCGAAGGTGATCCGATTTCCATCCTGGACCGTAGCGTCTTTTCGCCGGACAGCCCTGCGTACATGGCTATCCTGATCAGGGACATCGATCCACGGAGGGGCAGCCTTCTCCGTAGCGTCGGCTAGGCGCTTGGCCTTGTTACCAATGCGAGCCAGACTATCGAAGAGAGCTTCCGCATTGGGGAGATTGGACTGAGCTTCGAAGTCAGCATCAACAGAACGACGAGGAGGCGTCTCGACGATACGTCGTTCTTTGTTGAACTCAGGGGTCCCGTCGTACCAGGGAGTCGACATTAAAAGGTACTTCTCCGACCACCACCGCGGCGATGGCGCCTTACAACACGATTCCGATTCGCTCGAATCATACGCATACTGGCCTTGCCGGTGTTAACAAGATCAAGTTGATCTTCAAACTCCGCCTTGGTCATGCCGATACCAGGGACCTGTTCTTTCTCATCGGTGTGCTTGAGAATGTATCCCTTATCAGGGCGCTCCTTCGGTCGTGAAGGTTCGATCTTGATGCCACTATCAAACCCACTGACCCGGTCTACCGGCTCTAAACGCTGACGACGGTACTGTCGATCTGCTTTAGCTTGGCGCATCTCTTCCGAAGACTTCACCTCGCCCCCGATACCACCGAAGCCACAGACATCGTGGTTGTATCGAGTCTGGTTCATGTCGGAGAAGTTCAGGATGAACCCACCGATCGCGCACATAAAGGCAGTCAATGTGTGCTCGAAGTCCTGAGAGTAGCTCGGGCGCCCCTGGGGCGAGTACTTCGTAACAGTGAACTCACGCATCTGCTGAACGAGACCAATCTCGATTACAGCGATCTCGTCAGGAAGGATGCGAGTATCAGTATCTTCCTCGGTGGTAATCTCGATACGACCCTGCTCGAGCTGAGCAGCCAGGAGATTCACCATCAGGGGCTTGGTCGGCTTCTTTTCATCATCGTGGGTAAGCGGGTTCTTGATGATGGTGTTGCCACCCATCTCAACAGGGACCACTTTCTTCCGGTAGTTGGTCCGCAGGTGAGGATTGTCCACGTCGTGCTTCCAGAGCATCTCGACCTGAACAGCTCCATACCCAGCATCCACATAGATGAACTTCGTCTGCCACTTCTGATCGAGCTCCATGATCTTCTCGACCGCGGTGATCTGCGTGAAGTCCTGTTTCCGAATGATCACCTTCTCGACAGGACGATAGATCGCACCCTTCTCGGGATCCCATCGCTGCTCCACCACAATGATGTGAGTACCGGTGTTCTTGTTCCAGTCCACACCAATGATGTAGTTGCGGTTGGGGTCATAGAAGCAGTCCTTGTACTTGTAACCCCCAAGAGAGCCCTGGATGTCGACGCCACGGAAGACGCCAACCATCTCAGTGCCGAACTCGGCCAAGAACTCACGAGAGTAGCCACCCTCGGAGTAGTTTGATTTGAAGTAGTTCTCAGCCTTCTCACTCCAACTGGGAGATTCAGATGAGACGAACCAGAACTCCTTGAACTGCTGAGTCTTATCCGTGCACCACCGGTGGAGCTTCTGACGAATACCAGTGGGAGTCGAGGCTACAACCAGACCAGTGTCGGAGTTCGACGCCAGAATCGCGGAGATGACCTCGAGGTCCGCATCAGCCAGGTAATCAACCTCATCCATGATGATCAGGTTGGCATCCTGACCACGAATCTTGTCCGACTTGGCTCCGGTCCGAGCACCGGAGGAGAATCCACGGATCGTAGATCCGTTGTTGAAAGTGATCTGTTCGTAGGGAGACTCACGGTTGATCTTCACCGACCCTCGAAGAGACACTGAGGTGTTAATGAAGAGCCGCATCATCTCGAACAGCTTCTTCACCTGAGGCTGATAAGGAGCAATGATCAGGACCTCATAGTTGGCAGTAGTCCATGCCTTATGAAGTGTCCCGATAGACATCTTCTCGGTCTTCCCTACGCGTCGACCCGCTCGATTCGCCTGGAACTGGGAGCTGCAGCGAAGCATATCCTCCTGATACCAACGAGCGGTCCAGTTGAATTCGGCGAAAGCCCAAGCAGCAGGATCTAGGAGAGTGATCGCGCTTAGGTATTCAGAGCGATCCTCAAAGTCCTCAGGTGAATAGAGATCTGCTCGTTTCGAGAGATCTCCACTGCAGATAGGAAGAAACCAGGGCTCAGGATTCGGAGTCCCGTCTGTGTTAACAGCGTTCTCTTCATCGCAATATTCTGTCGTGATGCCAGCGTCATAGATCTTCTTGTAGTAGGCACGACACCGTTCACAGACAGAGCCTTTACCCGGACCGAGAGGCTCGTATTCCTGTCCTCGGTAATCGATTTCAGGCCAATAGCCCTTGGAGGCACCGATGTCGGAGTAGGTCTTAGAGAGGTTGAAACTCATGCAGTAATCGGAATCCCGTAAGCACGCCAAGATCCCTGAACAGGCACAAGGTGCGTGTAGCTATCACCTGATGTCAGAACCCGAGCCCACCAACAATCCGCTCCTTCTCTAACCATGCCTCGGAACCAGGAGCGATCCTCCTTGATAGAAAAGACCCATCGATCTTTCTTCCAATCCGAGAGATGGTCTTCGCAATCCATCATGTCTATCAGTCCGAAAGGGTAGCACCACGATAGCTGCTGCATCCACTCCCAGACCTGTTCGGTTGATCCGTGCAGATAGTAGGGCGTCTCGCACTGGGCGGAGGTCGTGTCATCACGTGCCACCCGGAGCCAGTCATCAGTAGTGATTTGTCCGGCCGGGACATGACCACGTGATGTCTCCAAGAGAAGATCCTTCGAAACACAGATGTCGGGAAGCCAGTAAGTCTCGATACGACGTCCATAGGAAGAAGATCCTTGTCCTTGAGTCCAGGCCCGGCAAGGGCCTGTGGATTCAGACCAGAGGAGAGTGTTTACACCCACAGCAGGCATAGCTAACCGTGCATCTGCGAAGCTTCACCACCCAGTGCGGCTCGTACGCCGAGCTGAGAGTTATGGATAGCCTGCAAAGCCCTCATTCGTTGGGTTGTTGCCGCACGCGGCATGTAGAAGTTCTGCTCATCACCGAAGTCAGGAGACGGTCCCTTTGCAGGTGCCGGCTCCCAGTCCGCGATCGCGTTAGCCATTCCCTCAACCAACGTGGCCCCAAAGTACAGACCGCCGGCGACCTCTAAAGCGCCAAGGCCACCCTGGAGAAGAGCACCTGCTCCAATCCTGGTAGCCATGCCACGTCCATATCGGGCGGACATACTGTAGCCCTGAGACCGAGCACGGTTCCAGAGGCGCCAATTCAGGTTCTTAGACCCGCGGCGCGCTCCTCCAAACGACTTCTGTCCAACCGTCTCCTTGATGTCCTGGAGGATGTTGGCATAGGGGCCACCCGCTGTAGTCCAATGACTACCCTGCTGAGAGAGACTTAGCAGGAGACCGGCAGGCTGTGCTGCATGCCGTCCTGCTGCAATGCTTGAGGCTCTCATACCCGATCGCCCGAGCATGTCCCTCATGAACTTCTGAGGCTTGTTCATCTGGCTGCTGGCGAAGCTCAGCCCGAGCCACCCAGCAAGACCACCCATGGGACCCATACCAAAGTCTAGAAACCAGGGAGCATGCTCCTCGCCACCTCCAGGGATCACCAGGCCAGCATACGGGTCGCTCACGCTCGTCCTCCAAAGGCCATGCGCTGTGAGACAGCCTGACTACCCAAGGAGATAGAACGACGACTGGTGTTGGTTGAAAGGGAGATACCGCCCCCATAGTTTTGGGGGCGGATACCGGTGTTGCCACCGATAGCCCGGCTCATCCAGTCCATTCCATGAGGACCAGGGCCTGTCCAACCTCGCTGACGTTCATTCTGAGAGGAGACGATCGCAGATGCACCACCGAAGATCCCTCCCGCACCGATCGCACCAGCAATGGGGTGTCGGACATTGGCCAGGCGACCCATGTACCCGGGGGCGTTCCGTCGGAAGGCATCCATGGTGCCACCTAGAGCAGCCCCTCCGAGGCCGAGCATGCCGTGGGGTACATCCACCGCGGCGAACTTGGCTCCTCGATAGAGGCCCTTCCCGACAAGACCCCCAACACGACCTGCAGCCGTGAGACCTCCAACCACACCACGGAAGGGTTCAGGCGTTCTCTGCACCAGGTTGGCGAGCATGTTGGTGGGAGTACCACCTGTCTGCTTATACCGACCCTTCCCGTACATGAGCTCACGGGGCTTCTGGTAGAGCCACTTGTCGTAAGAGTCCATGAGGCGACCGGTCAGCCTCGAAGCAGGGTTCCTCCGGTGAGTAGGACCAGCACCACGCCCAAAGGCCTCCCTTTTCCCTCCGATGTAGTTCTCTCGGATGGGAGTCTGCTTATTCCGGAGGTGGACCCCAAACCTGCCTTTGATGTGCCGGGAGGTATCTCCAGCAGGCAGATACCCAGCGAACCGAGCAGGACCTACTGCAGCACGGTGAGCGCCCCGAAGGATGCCACGACCAGCCGCACGGTACCCACCCAGCTTGAAACCGGCGCCAGAGACAAAGCCTCCGAGCTGCGCGGCTCCACCGAGGACCCCACCGTACGCGTCATTGACCTGCTCACCTGCGCTCTGAAGCGCGCTACCGAAGGTGTAAGCACCAGCACCCTTGACCGCTCCCCAGGCAGCTTCGCGGATAAAGCTCTGAGTACGATCCGGATTGAACACCGCATTGCTGATGTTCCGGAAGTCCTGCCCTATGGCAGCACGAAGGGTATCGTCAGTCCGAGTCCGGCCGGCTCGAGTGACAGCTCTCCTAAATAGGCTGGCTACCATCAGACCTTGCCTTCCAGATAGTCCGCAGCACGACGAAGTAAAGCAGGATCATCGCCCATCTTGCCGAGAACCGTATTGCACTTCAGGCAGAGCAGACCACGGATGCACTTCCCACAGGCCTTAGTCGTAGACGAGCAGCAGGAGTGATCGTGGTCAACAGCCAGAGCACGCGGCTTCCCAGTCCGATGATCAGTGATCTTCTCGGGCTTTTGACAGATGGCACACACACCACCCTGCTTCTTGAGAAGAGCTTGGTACTCCTCTTCGGAGATGCTGTACTTCTGAACCATCTTCCGTGCATGTCGAATCGGCTGACGCTTAATATCGTGTCTCCGCATCGACTCCTTGCAGTTCTCCCAAACCTCCGGCGATCGCCTGGTGGCAGACATCTTGTTGCGCTGCCTCATGCAGGGCTTGCAGTAGGACGTACGACCATCAGCTCGATTTCGAGCATTGTAGAAATCGTCTACAGACTTTTCAGCATCGCAGTCAGGACAGGTTTTGGTGAGGGTTTCCATACTAGAAGGGGCCATAGTTATCTCCGCTACGGATCATGTTGATCCCAGCGAGACCCCAATAACCCATGCCTACCTTGGGATGTCCCAGGGCTCTGGCTCCGTAGCCAACGCCGGCGTGCATGCCAGCCTTGGCCGCGAAGCCAACAGCTCCACCCACAGCACTGTCTCCAGCAAATACCTGGTTAAGACCGACGGCACCAGCTGCTGCCGTAGTACCAATGCGGTTCCAGGAGCGTTGCTGCATGATCTCGGAAGCGGAGAGGAGTCCACGGCCTGCTGTAGGCAGGATCCCGAGAGACTCAAGAGCTCCGCCCGTGGTACCCGAGGCCTTGGAGTACAGCAGATCCTCGACGTTACCCCCTCGGAAGTAGTTGCTCGTGCGCTGGCCCATGGAGAACTCACTACTCATGGCACTCCAGGCACCCCCAAGCTTCTTCAGGTAGTCGGTTCCTGCGTCGACAGCATCCGTGAAGCCTCCCTGACCCATTCGAACACCTCGAGGCATGCCCATGGCGGCCATGGTGTGCTTCCCCATTGTGGGAGACATACTCTCGAAGTAGTTCCCAATAGCGAACCCGAGCTTTGCTCCAAATCCCTGCATTATCTGGCCTCACACCGGCTGGCCCGATTGACGGGACAGGGGGCTCGGGAAGTACTCATATTCGGTGAAACCCGAGAAAGACGGGTCCTCTGGTCTCTAATCTTAGCGCCCTTCGCCCCTCGATGCAGCTGTTGGACTACCCCACCAGCGCCATTCGAATAGAAGGCAGCCCTCTTGTGCTTCCCGTAGTCCTCCAATCGAGAGATGGCGTCAAAGGAGTTCATGGCCCGCGGGTAGTTACCCAAGGGAACATTCGCCGGACTGGAGAGAGCTAGGGGTTTGAAGGTCGAGGAGAAGGTGTCCCACAGTCGCTCAAGACCGATACCTGGGTTATTCAGTGAGATGAAACGAGAACTCTGGAAGGGCTCCCACCGTTTCTGCCCCGAATCGACAGCCATCCTCTGAGCCTGAAGAACCTCCTGACGATCAGCCAGGAGACGCTGCCGATCAGCATGCACCTTGAAGAGCTTGTAGTCACCGGGGTTCTCTCGAGAGAAGTAAGCCACGTAGGCATGCGGCTTACCGGTAGCCAAAGCATAGAAGTTGGCCTGGGAGACAGCCGCGGCTTTGGGGCCTGCCAGCGACTTCAGCTTCTCGGCAGTCTCTACGGTTTTAATCTCCATCGGGATACCCGATGCGAGATGGATATCAATCTGACCATGAATACCGAGCTCAGGGATCGCAACGTACTGTTCAGAACCCGAGATCGAGTCCTTGAGGGTGTCGGCAACCATCTCACCGATCCATGTGCCCTTGCGCATCACCTCATTGGGCTGGTTCTGTTCAAGGATCGACGCGTAGAGGAAGTCCCCTCGGAGACCGAGCTGGCTAGCACCGATCCATTCGACCTGAGCTCCGTAGGGAGTTCCTAAGAGCTGGTTCATGGGGTTACGACCACTACCGAAGTCGGTCTTGGTATCACCACTCGGAGTGATGCCGGCGATCTGCTCCCATGCACCGTGAGGATCTCGGATGGCATGGAACGCGTTCACGGCATCAGCATCATCGTTTCGCTCGTTAAGCAGGTAGGCAGCACTAAGACCAAGGACACCCCATGCGCCCATCACCTTGGGCTGCATGCCGGTGACCTGCTCAAGTCGACCGAAGAGCTTAGAGCCATGCTCCTTGATCTTCCCGACAATGGTTCTCTCAGCAGCTGCTGCGTGTCGGACTACGCCCTTATCCGCAAGCTTCGACTCAAGCAGCTCATGCATACCAGCCTGGTAGTGCTTAGTCCTTTCCATCTGCCCTTGGAAGAGGGCATGGAACTGGTTGTCGTATGCCCCCTCCTGCTTATCCATGAAGTCGAAGATGCCGTCCAGAGCACTGGTTAGCTTGGTATCGACATCCGAGTCATGGACTTGGCCCTTAAGGACCTGCTCGAGAGCACGGAACTGGGTAGGTAGCTTGTCCTCCCATCGTTCTTGGGCTGCAGCCATAGCCATGTCACCGACTTGGCTTTGCCTACCACCCAGAATGAAGTTGAACGCGTCATCGAAGATGCCGATCGCAGCACCGGTCTGCTCACGGATCCCCTTACCTACAAGGCTGACGTGCTTCTGATCTCCAATGAACTCGGAGTAGGTCTCGTGAAAGACGTTCTGCAGCCACTTCTCATCACCCCCATCGATGAGACGCATCTGACGCTGGGCTTCGTGGAAGCTCTGGTACGAAGGCTTCTCCGAGCTCTTCGTAAGGATGTCGACGATCTGCTCGATCTTCTTATTCGAGTCGAGCGGCTTCTTCCCACTGAAGCGCTTGGTCCAGACCTTCCGCGCATGCTTCGTTCCACCTTTACTCGCCTCGTCAAGATCATCCATGAACTTGCGGAGAGAGTGGTGCGGACGTAGGAGCTTTCCTATGTCATCAGGAGCAGCAATGCCCTTGTCGACGAACTGCTGAACTGCCTTGTAATCGGTATGGACCGGAGTGAAATTCCGGTCCCTCATCATCGACTCGAAGACCTGCTGCTTCCAGCGGCCGTGGACGTCAACCCACTTAACCTTCGCGTCAGGACCCTTGCTCAGGTCCATGACCTGATCAAAGAGACTCTTGAACTTCCCTCCTCGATCCGTAGCTTCGTCCGCCAGGATCTTCCAGTCGTAAGAGAGGTTCCAACCCTTGACCGTAGTCGGGCCCTTCTTGGACCGCGAGATGATGTTGCCTAGGAACTCTTCACCATAGACAGAAATGTCCTTGGCTTTGCCTGGTGATTCCTGCGTTGCCTTGATGTGGCGTTGCAGGACTCCTCTTAGAACATTTCCTGGACGTGTGATGCCCTTGTCCCAGAACCCAGCTCGATACAGAGAGTCTGTCTTAGGACGCTTCCTCTGGAGGTCGTTTAAGACAGCCTCTGAAAGATTATTCGGGTCAACATCCTTACCAAGGTGATCAAGGATGTTGGTGAACTGCCCGGTCTGGCTGTACTCACCTCTCGGATCGAAAACAGAGAACTGAGAGATCCGGACGACGTCCTGGAATGTTCTCTTCGTCTGTCCTCTTGCAGACATCGATCGACGGAGACCTTGTGTCTCTACATCGACGTACAGGACGGAACGTTCTGAACCGGACTTGAAATCTTGCTTACGTCCACCCGGGAAGTCGAGACCATGGGGCTTCATGACATCGGCTTTGGGGAACGCCGCACCATGCCCACCAGAAGAAGGACGAACACCACTGAATCGATATCCGCCCTCGACAAGAGATTGGAACTTCTTAGCCCTTGCTACTTCCTTTTTAGCTCTCTTTAGACGCAGAATACGACCCTTGCCGTATAGCGACAGGTCTCCTCGAGGACCCTCGGATAGGCCTCCCACGAACTCGTTCCATTCCGCGTCTCGAACCTGTCCTTTCAGGTAGCTCTTGAGACCTTTCTGTTCACCCCTGGAGCCGAACTTAGTAACAAATCTAACGTGATCAGCGATTACTCCAGGCGAGTGATGGGAGAGGTAATTCCTTCCTGACTTTTGAAGTCCATCAGAGCCGATGAGTCTCTCGGCATGGATACCTTCTAAGCCTTCATGAACAGAGACCTGCCGAAGCAGCCTTCGGTTGAAGAAACGAGCGCTATACCCACCTCCTCTGAGACTCTTCTTAGTCGCCTTCGGTATCACCCATGAAATGGACTGATCCTTGTGGCGCCCTTTAGGTGAAAAGCTCTTGTACGCAGTGCGATCCTTGATCGCCTGAGGGCGATCAATCGGATTGCCTAGTAGATCATCTACCCCCCGCATGAATCGGTGGTATGACAGCTCACGCTTACGAAGAGCACGCGTGCCAAGACTGGCAGCAGGACTGCCACGTGCTCGCTTAGCGAACTCGGTTCCGTAAGACTTCTCGAGAGCTTCAAAGCTATCGAAGATGTCTACGCCGATCTTCTTGCTGAGAGCTTGGGGGGAGGCTTTTCGGAAGAACTTATCAGTACCTTCACCGAGTAGCTTCCATAGCTGTGCACGACCCGCGGGGAACCCGTAAGCCGAGTGCGGCTTCATCACATCGGCTTTACCGAGCCATGAAGCAAGACCTCCCTCAGCCGGCCGGATCCCAAGGAGGTTCTTGTAAGCGGAGTGCACGACTACTCCTTCACTTCGAACTCAGCGTCGACAGTATTCTCTTCGACGCGTCGTTCCATCTGCCTCTTCTTCTCCAACTCTTCCATCTTCACCATGAGCTCTGCGGCAGCACGAGATCGATCATACATACCGGAGGTTGCCGCCTTGACCTTGTCTTGCGGCGTCGCCAGGAGCTTGGACATCAGCTTGTCCTTCATCTTCCTCAATTTCTCATACACCTGGATTCCACGATGTACGTCCTTGCTCATGAGGGGTGACCCGTCGGGGGCATGCCCGACGGTAATGTCTTGTTCAATATCGCCTGTCTCAGCGACCTTCACCATGGCGCGTTGTTCATTGAGCTGGAGAAGAACGATGTCCCGAATCAACATGATATTGAAGGGGTCTCCCTGTTCCTCCTTAGGGAGGGTTTCGAAGAGCCGCTTCTCCCAGGCGCGAATCTCAGCTGATTCGACAGGACAATCATCCCCTATGGGTCTGATGATTTGAAGCCGCTTCAGGGGACACTTCTCGATCATGGGACACGCGTAGTCCCGGCAGATCATTGGAGCAAAGTGGAGAAAGCCGTCCCTGTCGATGGACTTCGATAGCCCAGCCTTCTGATCATCAGAGAGCTTGTCGATCTGATAAGCGGGGAGGTGGTCGAGTATGGATACTTCGCTCCGGTCGATCGGGGGAGAGACTCGAGACAGACCGACGTCCGTCTCAGGAGTAACCCCCGTTCCGAAGGGCGAGTTCGAAAGCGGGCTGGTCAAGGTTGTTTGCCTCCAGGTACAGCAGTTTTAGTGTAGCCCGGGCATAGATGCAATGCTCCCCCAGCCGCCGAACATATCCATCGTATGCATCGAGCAGCTGGGGGACATGCCCGCCTAAAGGTAGGAGATCGCCCCGTATCGAGGGCAAGACGGTCTTGAAGAGTTCGGGTTGATACCTCACGCCGAAGCAGAGGGTACCTTCTTCGTAGACCGCTTGAAACGAGTAGAGCAGCGGAAGTCCACAGCCTTAACACCCTTGCCATGAGCTGTACAGAGACCAGCGCTACCCCGGACCTCGACGAAGTGGAGGCAGGCCTTGCAGGTCTCGAGGGCGCAAAGCTCTGCGCTGGAGATGTGCTTGGTGACCATAATGAGGACCTTCTCTATATCTATTAACCCCTGTGGACAGAAAAAGTCCGGAATTATTTACAGGAAACTTTCTCAAAATGATTAAAAGCGCAGCCAACGTCCTTGTCGGAGGCAACGGAACCAAGGGTCTACTCCAACGTTCGGGCATCGTTACCGCGGTTATGACCACGCTCTTCGTGATCATCAAAGGCCTCTCGACCGACGACGTACTGGGCCATGTCGCATCCCAGTCCGAGGCCTTGCTCCCCATGTGGATTGCGGCCATCACGGTTCTGATCGGTAACCCTTCGAAGCGATGAGCTACGGTGAAGCTTCGAAGGACTGCTGCCGGTGTGGTCTTGATAAGCCACTAAGCGACTACAGAGAGAAGCACAACAGCGGCAAGTACTACCGCTCGAGCTGGTGTCGGAAGTGTGACGTCGAGTACACCCGTGCGTGGCGTAAGCGCAATCCTGACTACCATGCCAAGAAGTCGAAGTACTACCGCAGCCTATAAAGAAACCCCTCCTCAGCGAACCAAGGAGAGGCCTCACCCTTCTAGCAGAGTGTGGAGCGAGAAGGGACCCTCTTGTAGGAGGGAAAGAACGACCATACCGGCAACACGCCGGCTGGGCTTAGTCGAGTTGAGGGGGCGCTTCAGGCGGTTTCGGAGCCAGAGAATCCCAGCGGGATACCGCGGCCTTCCGCTCGGCACCGAGGGTGTCGAGGGCATCGTTCACCTTCGCTGCGTCCTCTTCGTTGAGCTGGCTGGCGGCGATCAGCTGGCGAACCAGACCGATACCACCGAGAATGAGTTCGACCATCGCTACTCCTTCGACCTGTAGTACGCCAAGGCGAGCTGCTCAGTGAGAGCGAGAAGCCGATTGAGGTACTCGATTTTGATCTTCGCTTTCGGATCGACCCGGAGCTGATTCTCGATCAGCTCGAGGATGTTGTTGGCCTCCTGCACGATCGGATTCAGAAGCGCGTACGCCTCATTGTCGATCTTGCCGGCCTGGCGGGCATCGGACAGGCGGTTGAGAGCAAAGGTGTACGAGGCCTCCGCCTCCATGAACTTCCCGAGGGAGCTTCCCCCGCCAAACGTAGCGCACGAGATCGCCATGATCATGAGTGCAGCCACTGAGGTCTGTCGTCGCATAGTTCCTCCGTTATTTACGCCGACTGGCGTGTCTCAGAGCCTATCACTTCTCTTCGTTCAGATCGAGACGAGTAGGACTACGAAGGCTGCTCCGACATACGCTCTACCTTCCGATAGATGGTCGCTCGGCCGATGCCAAGGCGCCGGGCGGCCTTGGCCATACTCTTCTCCTCCAGCTTCAGCGCCGCTCGGATGATCAGAGTCTCGATCTCCTGGAGGGTTCCTGCTCCCAAGAGCACCGCGGCGACGTGCTGGTAATCGATCTCGGACTCAGCAGCACCCTCAGGTCCCTTCAGTCCACGGAGCTTCTCATAGCAGGATGTGCACCACAGACCCTCCTTGGTCTTGATCCACTTTGAGTCTCCGTACAAGGACTTCCCGCAACTTTTACAACTTCCGAATCCAGTCACAATGAGTCTCCTCGCTCAAGATTTTCCAAAAGTCTATCCCTCAGTTGGATCAAAAGTTACATGAGAACCCGTATAGTGAGCGGAACTTGCAGAACCAGATCTTTCGGGATTACATCGATCAGATCTCACAGGTTCCCCTCCTGAAGCCGGCCGAAGAGAAGGATCTCTCGGCTAAGGCGAAGGAGGGTGACAAAGAGGCCTTCGACCACATGGTCGAGGCCAACCTCCGTCTAGTGGTGAATATCTCTAAGAGGTACACCGGTAGAGGGATACCCCTGATGGACCTTATTCAGGAGGGAACGATCGGTCTAATGAGAGCTGTCGAGAAGTTCGAAGGCGAAAGAGGCTTTCGGTTCTCGACCTATGCGACCTGGTGGATCAAGCAGTCGGTACGTCGGGCGATCGTGAACAAGTCTCAGACCATCCGGATCCCCTCGTACCTGGTCGAGGTCATTAACCATGTCCGGGGTGCTCGTAATCAGTTGGGAATCGAGCTCAACCGAGTTCCCACTGTGGAAGAAATCCAAACTCGTCTCATGATGAGAACACCTACACAAGAGAAGGTGTTTAGAAGAGCTGTGGAAGCTGAACGGGCCCTTGGCCAGGGCCCTGGACTATTGAATGAATCTCTGGAAGACAGCAGGACAGGACAAGGGGGAAGGGGAGTAGTAGGCACCATCGTGCACCAGAGCGAGCTTGGGAGGATGATAAAAGCGGTGAAGAAGCTAAGCGGGCGGGAGCAGACGGTACTGGTACACAGGTTCGGGCTAGAGGGACAAGAGACGAAGACTCTAAAGGAAATAGGGGAGATGCTGGGGCTCACGAGGGAAAGAGTCCGGCAGATCCAGGTCGAGAGTCTGGCTAAGCTGTACAGGCGCCTCGAGAGACCTGACGGTCTCCCGGCGCAGAGCATCATGAGCGTACGCGTGCACCTCACGGGAGAAGAACTGGAGCTTGGACTACCAGGATGGGCTGTGAGGCCTAAAGACCCGGAGAGAGGCTCTCAGGAGGCCTGAGGAGAGAGAGCATGTACAAGATGGTGAATGGAGTCCTTCACGACCACCGCGGACCCTACAGACTGGAGTCACAGTTGGAGATCGACTGGTGGGAGGACTTCATACTCGATCGGGTCTACGGAATGTGCCCTGGACCGGAGCAACTGAAAGAGAAGCCGGATATCTGGAAGTATCAGAGGAACGACCTGTACCCAGAGCTCGATTAGCCGGGCTTGATTAGAAGATATGAGCTCGGAAGACGCCGGTCTCTCTGGCACGATCGAAGTAGTACGAAGGGACGGGAGCCTCGAACCCGTGCTGCGAAGACTCCCACTTGTTCTGCTCGTTGGCGTTCGCGGTGTCGCACCACACATCACAGTCCGTCTTAGAGCGGAAGTAGAGAGTGTCGTTGATCACGAAGGTAACGGCGCCACCCAGGGCAGACGCAGGGTACGTGTGCGGGAACCCCACCATCTCCGGGATCCAGTAGTAGGCACACATGGACGAGACCCTGTACCGGACAGGGACACGGCCGGCTACATCCACGGGACGTCTGTCTGTGTCCCGATCGGGAGAAGGACGGGATCAGGCAACACGTTCAGGATCCCTTCTGTACGTTTATCCATGCACCAGTCCAGACAGTCCTGGTGACCCCAGAAGAGCTTAGCGTCCGAGACATCAGCAGTGAGCCCTCCATGTCGACTGGCGTAGCGCCAGTGGCCCAGCATGAGAGGTCGAGCGACCCAGAACTCCGTAAGAGACCCAGCGGTGTAGATGACGGGCTTCACGGGGTCCTCTGGTCGACGGACATCGTGCAGTGGACAGAGGTACTGACATCTAGCCAGATGTCATCCAGGTTCACAGAACCGGTCCACCTCACGATCGGGTACTTACGAAGGTTCACACAGGTCCAACGACTACTGGCCGCAGACACGTAGTGCTTGAAGACCATGGGCCTGTCGTCAACCTGGACGTACTCCTGGATACGTCTCTTACTACCGATGCCGTACCAATGAGGCTCCGGAAGCTTGATGGCCCAGTAGTGGACCGGCTTAGCAACGTAGGTAGTCGGAGTCACAGAAACTTCTTCTGGGGATAAGCGTACTGAGTGGTACCGCCCCATATGACGTTATTCTTGATGAGAGCGGGAGGGAGCTCCTCCTGTCCGTTGTGGCCACCCATGGTGTACAGAGGCGCCATACGACGCGTCGGATAGACGCCTACGTTGATTAGGGTGCATCCCTCGAGTGTTGCGCCCTCCGGAACGATGATCGTCGCAGGGGTGCTCTTAGAGGCGTCGTAGAGCTTCCTCAGGACGAAGGAGTAGAGCACATGGTGCGCATGCTCAAGCATGGACCCGAACTCCTTCTTCGACAGCTTAGGGCCCCACTTCACGGCGATACCACTCATGGTGGTCCCGACCTTGTGAATAGTCCTCGGAGTTTCCGGGTAAGCACCCAACTCAACGATCCGACCATTCCAGTTGGTCGTAAGCCGATAGCCGATCTCCTTGAACTCTTCTTCATGAGGGGCGCTCATGAGTGTGGTGGGCTGCTTGCTGTTCGGCTTGAAGGCCGACAGCAAAGGCAGACCTAGGAGAGCACTGAGGATCTTACGGCGTGTGATCATTCCTTCATTCCCTTCAGGATCATCGCGTCCATCTTCTTCATCATAGTCTTAGCCATGGACTTCATGACGGTCTCCTCGTGATATCGATCGAAGCTGTACTTGTTGAACAGGGGCTTAGCCGCGGCCATCCTGATGCGCCGGAGTTCGACCTCGGTCAGACCTATGAACCGAGTCGGCTTAATGCAGTAGATGTCGGGAGTCATGAGGGCTCCGGAAGACCCAGGCCAGGGACTGTCTGCTGCATACCGTAGCGGGGCTTGTGAGGCTTCCTTCTCTTGGAGAGGATCAACCGCGGCTCCCAGGTGTCGTTAACAGGCGTCCTAAGAAGCTGGTCATTTTCCCAGATCCAATCTTCGCATGCTGCCTTGGTCTTGAACTGATGAGCACGACTGTGGTCGGTCGTAAGAACAACACCCGTGTCCTCCTGGCCGGCGAAGCCGCCCCTGAAGGCCTTGTGCTCGGCGACCCAGATGGGATAGGTGATGTAGGTAGTGCTGCTCATGCGTACTTCCTGTTCCGGAAGGGTTCTCTCTTGAGCACTTCCTTGATGACCTTGTTGAGGTTATCGATCTTCAAGTCTCTCTCCATGATGATGTCGAACGCGATGTCGAAGACTCCTTTGGGAGTCCTCGAGGTTGCGTAGATGCAGTACTTGATGGGCGTCATCAGTCGATGTCGCTGTAGGAGTTCACTTCCCAGGTGGCTTCCCAGTCGGAGTAGGTAGAGAACGACTGGATAGTGTCTTCGAAGTCGGAGGGGTCAACCCAGACGTAGTCGACAGCGGGCTTGATGATGTACTTAGTCGGCTTCATAGTTAACGCTCTCCCAGTAGCGCTCGGCCATCCGTTCGTCTTCCTCATAGAGTAGCGCGTCACGACGTGCGACCTCCGTGAAGAAGTCGAGCATGCTGATCGTCTTGTAGTGGTCAGGTTCGATGATGTAGTGCACGGGCTCTCTCATCGTCGGTTCTTAAGGTTGTAAGGGTGACTCCTGTCGATGATCTTATCCGGACGCTGATCACGGTAGTAGACGTACGTACCGGCGATCGTGTAGTAGCCCTTCGAGAAGAACGCAGGGACGAGGTACTTCACGAGCTCTCTCATAACTTCCTTTCCACAGGCCTGTCGATCCGTCGTTCCGACTTCTCAACAGTTGTGCCGGCATCGTGGATGACGGCACGGAGATCATCCTACTCAAAAATATGGATGAAAAAAATGAAGTGGATGCATGTGTTCCATGAACACGAGCGCCGCTTTGCGAAGTTCGAAGAACGAAGCAAAGTGGAGACCGTCCTACTAACCGTGTGAGTAGGACAACTCCTTAACTCACGGAGTAAAGGAGACCCGGAGGACATGACCGAAAGTGGAAAAGAAACTGCGTACCGTTTACACGGTACTTGTCCCAACCTCATAGAGGTTGAGACTGCAGGAAGCGTGAAGAGGAACTTCGAATGGCCAAGGGCGGAACGAGGAACGCCTATATCAACTCCGGGTCTCCAATGGGGAGGTTAGCGCATAGAGGGAGATCTGCGGAGAAAGAAAAGAACGGGTGGGTGGGACACCAGACAGGTACGAAACCCGTGTACTGCAGTGCACTCTTCTTATAGGAAAAATAAATGGGAAATATTTAGGCGGAGTCACAGTTGTCTATATGTGTTCTTGAAACACTTTCTTGTTTCGAGCCCCCGGGTTCATTCTCTAAAGGAGAAGCTATGTTCGATCTCATCATCCGTCTGTTCTCTTACTTCATGCGTGTGGATGCTGTGCATGGTGCGTCCATTGCTCGTACATGGAAGTGCCCTGTGCTGTTGGCCCTGGACAGTGAGGGTACTGCTCTGTATCAGGAGCTTGATGCCATGACATGGTGTGAGGGTAGGACTGCCAAGCGTAGCTGGATGTGCACCGTGCTGTACTACCGGCTAGAGCTACGTAGGGACATGGTGCATGAGCACATGTTCGGTGACAGGCCTGCTCAGAACGAGCGTAACGCTGCTTACTATGCCATGTACTTCGGTGCTGAGGTGATAGGCGAGTAGCACACATAGGTACGGGTGCACCTACCCCTAAGCACCCCTCTTGTGACCCCTACCAAGGAAGGAGTACGTCATGTACACCAAGGTCACTACCCCCAGGCCCAAGGCTCCTATGCCTAAGGCCCCCATCACTACCCCCATTGGGTACGTGGTGAAGAAGCGCACCCCTAGGCCCATGCCCCTGCATAGGCTCATGGAGAGGTGGGCTTAGCTACATCGAAACCCTGCCCTTAGGAGGCGGGGTCTACGTGCATTGGTAGCACGTACTGATGAGTCACCAGTAGCTGACTACTAAGGAGGCCGTAATGGCCATACTCGCTGTCCTCATGTCCGTGGTCCTGTACCCGATCTGGGTGCGGAACGCTTTGTCCTCCAGGCTGTACCTGCGCCGACCGACGCTGTGCAGGTGGGTGGATAGCACCATTGGGGTGCTCTCCATCGCTCTCTACCTGTGGGTCAACCCCCTGCCCTTCTTGTTGGCCTTGCTCACCGTCCCCCACTACGTGGTGGCCGTGTGCTTGCTCTGCAAGATGCTCTTCGGAGTGACCTACCAGCGCTTCTATTGGGAGTGCGCCCTAACCACCATGTTCATGTCGAGCGTGGTCTTCATCATCGTCCTCGTTTACTAGAAAGGAACGTCGTGGACAACCCCAACATCGTCAGTGAGCAGGAGCTCGAGACCGAGGTCACCAAGGCCGGTGATCTGTTCGAACAGTGGGCCAACGACAACGCTGTCACGCCCATCAGCCACAAGAACGAGGACTAGGTCCTCACACAGGAGTAGTTAGATGATCAATGCAATCTTCTCGATGCTGATCAACAGCATCACCATCTACGTGTACCCCATGGCGCGTTGCTCCATGCGGTCCACCCTCCACAAGAAGCAGGGCAAGCCGTCCACCTTCTATGTGGAGCCCGTCAACCCGGCCGTCAGGGACTGGATGTTGCTCAACGCCCCCATGGAGGGCACGTCTATCGTCATCCCCATCAAGATGGAAGAGAGCGGCAAACCCCTCTATGAGCTCAAGGGCTACAACGCCATCATCTTCAAGGCCAATGGTGAGTGGGGATTTGACCCTGATACGAACAAGGCCTGGATGGAGGACCTGGTGCAGCGTGTGACCAGCAAGGAAGACAGGCAGGTCCTCACTCCCCAGATCGTCTTGGATGAGCTCATCAAGCACGTCAACAAGTACTCCGAGGACAAGAAGGAGTTGCTCAGCGTGCACCACGTGGTGGAGAAGACCAAGAAGGAGCAGTCCACCGAGAAGCAGGGTGAGTTCGACATCTAGTCCTTCTCATCAACCGTGTCATTGGGAGGTGTGCCAACAGGAGGCACATCTCCCTTTTTTCGTGTCCTTAGTCGAAAGGAGACTAAGTCATGAGTGTGTTCAAGCACACTGAAGTTGAGGGCGAGACCCTCGCAACAGAAGAGGTGCTCTCGAGAGATGCACTCGATAACCTCTTCGACCACGACCCCGAGAAGCGGGTCATGGGCAAGATGCAGGTCAGGACCACTGGCACCATCGACGGTGCGAAGTGGAGTCTGTCCCGTGCCTTGAGTGATGCCATGGATAGTGGGCTCTGGAGGTTCGTAGAGAACCAGGGGTCACCTACTCTCGGCAAGCTCGAGAAGTACATGGATAGGCGTGAGCTGGCCTTCCGTGAGGTGAAGCCCGTGGTGATGTACTGCCACGAGATCACCGAGGCTGCTGTACGTAACGTGCGGCGCAAGTTCAACGGTGTCATCCATCAGGGATGCAGCCTACTCCTGGACCTGGAGTGGATTGATCAGAACGACCCCGGTCAGGGCGCCATGGTCACCCACAATGGGCTCCGTCTGTTCTCGGTCCGTGTTCCCTTCAGGTTGGAGGGCAACAAGGTCAAGAGCAAGGAGGGCTGGACCTTCTGGCTGGCACACCCCTACACCCACAGTGGTGTCGAGACGGTGGAGTTCCACGATGTCATCATCGAGATCCCCGAGACCAAGCGAAAGCTGCGGCTGATTGGACTCCCGGCCGAGATTGACAACCTCTTCTCTAAGAAGCGTGGGCTCACCCTGATCACACAGGTGCGGGTGCTGAGGGACAACGAGTGGAAGTGGATACCCCACAGGCTCCTCAAGGACAACGACATCACCTACCGTCCGACGCCTGAGGGCCCGAGGTTGGTGAAGCGTGTCTCCCGGTTCATCAAGATGGCCATGCCCCTGCCCAGCCTGATCAGTGATGGTCACCTCAGGTGGGTAGCCAAGGCTCAGGAGCTACTGAAGGAGCTGGCTGGTGGTCTCAAGGAGATCGAGCACTGTGAGGGTATCAAGACGGAAGTCCTGGTCCCTGGCTCTTACAGGGTGCCTGAGGAGGTCCTGAGCACAGGTGCGGTGGAGCGCATCAGTGACAGTGGCATCGATGTCCATGAACAGGCTCACTACAAGCTCAACGAGTGGTTCCCGTGTGGGACTGGCTGGACGAGCAGACTGGACCCGTTCCCGGAGTTCCATGGTCATGGTCCCTACAACACCAGGCCGTCCACAGGTGAGTGGGTCTATAAGCGGTACTCCAACGCGGATGGACACACCAGGCAGGACTTCTACCCCCGTGATGGTGAGGAGGTCTACAAGCAGCGTGACGAGTGGGACAGGTCATCCGAGATCTGCATCCAGGACATTGTCGTCGGTGACGACATGATGGATGAGAACCCCATCGACATCGCTACGATCGCGTTCAGCATGCCTGGTACGTGCCAGGGTTGCGGGATGTTCTTCGATCACGGTCTCGAGAGGAAATGCCCCCGATGTGGTCACCACGCGGGACACGGCATCCTCTGGACTACTCAGGAGGGTGTGAAGCGCCCCATCAAGTGGTTCAACCTGCGTGCTAACCCCTCGGTGAAGCATGGTGATCAGTGGTTGGGTGGTACCAGCCTCAGCGAGTTCATGTCCATGACCAGGAGACTGATCCGGGACAAGGACTGCCTGATCAACGTGGTCACACCGTGGATCCTGCGTAGGGACCTGGACGAGTGGAGTACCTGGGTCGAGGAGCACGGGGATGACAAGAACTACCCCGGTGCCATGCTCAAGCAGCGGAGGCTGAAGTCGTTCGAGGGTGAGACCAGCATCAAGAGGATGCACTACGCTCGGATGTACAGCGATCCGTATCGGTTCCGTCGGATGATGTACAGCACCCCTGATGGTGTGAACGTACGTGGTTCACCCAACAGGATCTTCTGTGTCCGTGGTGAGCTCAAGAATGGGCTCGTCAACAAGTACGCCCTGCGTCCGGACAGGAAGGGTATGGAGTCCATCATCGGCAAGGCGTTCTTCTTCCTGGATGAGGAGAAGGCAGACGAGATGGGTATGAAGTACCTGCAGCTGCCCAGCAAGGTCATGGTCGTCACCTTCATGAATGATGAGGTGAGGGATCAGAAGCTGTTGCCGGCCATCCATATCGGGGACAACGCCCATGGCTCTGCCAAGGGTGAGTCCAGCGGCATCGTGACCACTCACAAGGTGGGCGTGAACAAGCCCTTCGACTACAGCAAGGTCAAGAGGCTGAAGCCCATGGACTACAGCGAGAACCTCGGTGCTGATTACATGAAAGGAGGTGTGCGATGAGGTCTATCCACAAGAACTCGTTGGTTGGGCGTGTCCTCAAGCAGGCACGTCTGGATTACTCCAGTCTGGAGGAGTACTTGAACAGTGACGCTGTTCTCAACGCGATCGACAGCTACAAGGACCTGATGTGGGTGTGGATCAAGGAGAACATGCCGGTCCGGAAGTACACCACGTGCTGGGAGGAGACACCGGGGAAGATCAGCTGGGTCAACGGCACCATCAGGATGGACATCATCCGTGGACAGGACGGAGCCATCGACCGAGCCTTCAAGCGGTTGGCTGGGAAGGGTCGAGGAGGAGGCGTCCGGCTGAACCTGCTACCCAGCAAGGGGATCAAAGTCCGTGACGACTTCATCATGGAAGAGATGTACGCGGCCATGAAGGAGAAGCACGCGTTCGTACTACCCCGTGTGTCCAGAGGAGTAGTCGAGAAGCACATGGCAGAGCAGACCGACAAGTTCAAGAAGAGAGGTATCGAACTTCATGTCTGGGACGTAGAGATGAGGGCGAAAGACTTCAGGCGAAGCACCATCACGATCCAGAAGGACCTTCAACGGGCCATCTTCCGTGAGACATCTCTTAAGTGGTTCATGTGCACGCCTCACACGCTCTCCAAGAGGGTATGGAACCACTTCCTGTTCCAGGTCCTGGACAAGGATGCACTGGCCATCGCTACGAGCTGCAACACAACGAACGTCACGATCGACCACTACAACACGGTAGTACGTAGCCTGGAGTCGGCCAAGGAGGCCCATGCGCTCAACCCCTCGGTCACTGCGCTCTGGATGAACATCATGGGTTCTAACTACCCGTGCAAAGGCGCTATTCACCAGGCGCTCAAGATCCACATGAAGAGGAACGGCCTAACCAACCGTGGATGGAAGTACCTGCTCAAGCTGTCGGTGCTGACGGTCACGCACATGGTGAACACCATCAAAGCCAACGTACATGTGGACCTGGACATGCTGAGGCCTCAAGAGGGTCGCAGGATGCCCAACCAGCTCTACGTTGAGCTGCACGAGGTTATCGCGAGAACCCTGAACAACCTGGCCATGACCGATGTCAGCCCCAGGTACACCGTGATGCGTTGGCTCAGTCGTGAACTCATAGACATCTCCATGTGGGCCGTGCAAGAGGACATGATTAGCTCCAAGGTAAGCATCCTGCGTGCCTGCTTCAAGGCCACTAAGTACGAGGCCATCAGCAACAAGAGGTGGAACAAGCTGAACAACGAAGCCCTCCAGAACCAGACTCAGCTTCCTCCTCCCCGGTGGAGTGGGCGTCTGCATGTCGTATGGGACTGGATGCACCAGCTCAATGTCCCTCTGGCTCGTAACCAGAGGAACATGGACTTCATTGGCATGGAGAGGCTGGCTGCAGCATGGCATCAGGAGCTGAGGAACAACCAGATAGGTGGCCACGACATCTTCGGATACAGCTCGCTACGTGAGCCCAAGGAATGGGAGAGTGCCATCGAGAGCTACGAGTACGAAGAGCTGGTGGCCCTACCTATCAACTCCACAGTGGAGCTGATGGAAGAGGGCAAGGCCATGCACCACTGTGTTGCCGGCTATGACAGCTACTGCGTAAATGGCACCACGAGGATCTTCAGCATCCAGGACAAAGAGGGCAAGCGCATCTCTACCCTGGAGCTGAGGTATGACGCACAGAGCAACAGGTGGAACACAGGTCAGAACTACGGACCCTGCAACCACCAGGTAGAGCACAGGATCACAGGCTTCGGTACGAAGGTCGCAGCGAAGTACACGGAAGAGTTCAGAAAGGACGAAGAGTGATGAACGACTACTACACATGCCCCGTGACCGGAGAGCTGGTCGAGCTGGACAGGGATGAGATCGAGACCGAGAGCTGCTTCACCCACGCGCCTGGTGCCAAGACCTACGTCGAGTGCCACAGCTGTGGTGGGCACCACGACTGGGACAAGGTCCAGGAGGCGCAGAAGGAGCTCGACAAGAAGGAAAGCGAGGAACAGAAGGATGCCTAAGAAGGAATGCTGCCCCAAGTGTGGGCATAGGTACACAGTCACCTACTTCGAGGACTGTCTGGACCCGGATTGGCTCCAGGTGACCGACGCCATCAGCATGCTGGAGAAGATCCAGGAGAAGCATGGGACTGACATGGGTGTGCTGATCGGGACACTGGTAGAGACTAGAACCAAGATCGAAGAGAGGATCCTCCCTTGACCGCCACCGGAAACCGGACCGGACCGCCTGCGGCGGGCGCTTCGCGCGTCTGCAAGGGGAGAGGTGACCGCCTCAAGGGTGCTAGAGTGAACGACTAACTCGGTTGGTTGCGCCTGACACGGACGCAACCAGCTACTCCTGTCGCCTCCCGGGTATGCATTGCCCGGGGGGCATTTTCGTGTCTTGACAGACACATGAAGCACAGAGGAGGAGGTAACCACATGAAGAGTGCTATGAGTAGAAACGAAGAAGACACTGGTGAGAAGCGGGAGCCCATCACCAACACCATTGCGGATGGCATCGGCAGTGGTATCGAGGGACTGTTCTATCTCGTCGGCAGGGCTTCGCCCGTCGTCGCTGATGCAGCAGCCGCCGTCGCAGCAACCCGTGCCGGGACCCACGTCGTGCAGCATGCGCACACCGGTTACGTCAAGGGGTGGAACGCCACCTTGGAGAACCGCATGAAGAAGCAGCGTCGTGCTGGGCGTGCCCGGTTCGGCGACAAGTTCGACGAGGGCGTCCAGCGCGCCAAGGTCGGAGTCCGCGAACTCGTGGATCAGGTGCACAAGGACATCGAGAGCCTGCGTGGCAACGAGCCGCAGCTCAAGCCGGTACCCGGCGAGTAGGAGGGAAGAGGTAACCACATCAAAGGACGGTGTAAGAGAGCCACCAATTACTGCTCTCGTGAGACGGAACATGTGAACCCTAGAAAGGGACCTAAGCATGCCCACCAAGAAGGAACGACAGGCCGCTGCCAAGAAGCTCGCTGACGAGCAGGCCGCCGCCGCGGAGCAGAAGCCCACCGAGGAGACCGTCGAGGTCGCGGTGGAGGAAGCTCCCGAAGAGACGACGGAAATGCCCGTCGTTGATGTGACCGAACTCTACTCCGGCGTGACCTCGCACATCGCGGCCGGTGCGGAGCGGTTGCAGGTTATCGTCCGCGTGCCCGTGCTCGATGCGCTGGTCGCGAAGCGGCACCCGGACTTCAAGGCCTACGCCTCGATGTTCGGCCCGAAGGACACCAAAGGCATCGTGCATCCGGACTACCGCGGTGCGGTGCTCTGGGGCGCCACGGCCCGGGACCAGTGCAACAAGGCTGGCATCGCGCTCGGCAACGCGTCGGTCGGCTCGTCCGGCTTCCCGGCTCCGCGCAACTCGTACGTCAAGACCAACAGCGGCTCCTCGTCGTTGGATGGTCGCACGTTCGGCGGCGGACTGTCCCTGACCAACGAGTGGCTGATCCTGCTCTTCGCCACCGAGGTGGAGACGCTGGAGGACTTCAAGGCCCAGCAGTGCGATCCCGAGACGATCGTGAACGAGCTGCGGGACAAGGTCCAGCAGTCCAAGGCCAACCGTCTGCGTCGCGAGGCCCGCCAGAACCGGCAGACCACGTCGCAGAGCCGTAAGCCGCAGGGTCGTCAGCCCGAGGGCGTGACCTACGGTGGCGACAACAAGGACGAAGAGACCGGCGACATCGACGTCTAGCTCGTACTCCTGCCCATCCTGCCTCAGCTGCCCCTCAGGGGTGGCTGGGGCTTTCTTCAGTGCTATGAAGGACAACAAGCTCTACCTCGCGTCGGCCGGCGTACTCACGGCCCTGGCCATCTTCGGCACAGGCTTCATCGTCACCTGCCTCATCGCTGGGTTCCTGGTGTTCTTCTGCTTCTGGCTACTGGTTCAGAAGAGCCACGTGGTGAGGTTCCTCGTTCGGAGGTTCCCGCTGATCACAGATGCAGCTGTCACCCTCGGTTCATTCTTCATGTTCTCCGGGATGGGCATCGTCGCCATCCTCGCCTCCTCGGTGGTCGGCATTCTCACCACTGGGTACGTGGCCAAGGAGCGCATGCGCTGGCTGGAGTCCAAGGAGCAGTCCAAAGAGAACGGGCAGGGGCCCCGAAGGGGGGCGAAGCCCCCCGTACACCACTCACATCAGAAGTACTCACTTCCCGGCAGGGCCTAGGGCCCCTGCGGGAAGGAGACCAGTAGAGAGTAGGTTCAGCACCTTGACCGACTCCTCGTAGTGTCTCTTCACTAAGACAGGAAAACATACTGTTTAGTGTGACCTACAGATATTGCTCTCACAGAGGTACTTAGCTCTCTTGGAGTTGAGTAACAACACCGGCACCGGTCAGGTGCCGGGAGAGTAGAAGTAGAGGTACAGTCGAAGTGGAGAGTGGGTACCACTGGAGTACAGGAGAAGTGAAAGTGGCCTGGCTCTAGGGGGGTACATAATAGAGAGA